AGGACGATCGGCCAGCCTGGCGCTGAACTCGATGCCGCCTTCATAGGACGGGTGCCATTTGATGCGGTCGGTCATCTGCTGAGGATAGCAGGCGGAACGTAAGTGGAACAGGCTGGCGCTGGCGGCCGGATTCTGGTAGATAACAAGGGCGTTGGGCGGTAAGAATCCGCAGAAGCACCGCTTCTAGCTCAATGAAGAGCAACGGCGAGTTCCCGGCCTCGCGTCAAAACCGGGAACAGTTTCGCGGCGATGGCCGCTACGAGTTGGGCAGGAATGCCAGCAGACGTAAAGTAGGAGCCGGTGCTTTCCCCTTTGGGGTCGTCTGCGGCAACAGCGTGCGCGGGATAACCGCTTGCCTGCCCATTCAATACCGCTGGCGCTAGAGAGCGACGGCAACGAGTTCGGAAGTAGGCGCCGGATTAACGGTGAGCATAGGCAACTTTGCAGGCGGTTCGTTGGACCGCAATCAACCGCCGGGGACTTCCGATCCTATAGCCCGCAAGGGCAACGAAATCGACGGGGTTCCAAGGGATCGGGCGATCTCGGTCGTGAGGCAACGCTGCGCAGCGCCCCGTCGGTGCCTACAAGCAAAAAGCCCCACGCTGCCGGAGCAACGCGGGGCCAATTGGAACGGCGATAGCGGAAGATCAGCGGCGAGGCGCTGTAGGACGCGCAGGAACGCCTTCGGCCAGTATCCTGTCCAACCGGTCGGCCAGGCGCTCAATGGCCTTCAGGACTGGCTCCAGGGCCTTGTTTACCCCGTCCTCGGTAGCGAAGTGCTCCGCGGCAAAAAGCTTGTGGGCTTCGATCTGCCGGCGAAGGTCTTCCTCGACCATTTTGGCCCGCTCGTTTGCCGCTTCGGTTTGGAGCTTGCCGTCTCTCTCAACGCGCGCGATTTCCGCCTCCAGTCGGTCGAAGTCAGACTTGATGCGCCGGCCGATGACGACGAGCCACCCAACGACAACGCTGGCCGTTGTGGCGATCGAGGCGAGGATGCTGAACCACAGGTTCAGGCTTTGCAGGTCCAGCACTATGCTGCTCCAGCGTTCGGGATTGGCTCATGACGCTTTGGAGTTTGCGAGGCTCAGGAAGCTTTATCGGCAAGAGCCTGGGCCGCCGGTGACGGCGGAACGGTGCTATCGCTCGCGGGCGTGAGCTTGCCGACGATGGTCCCGGCCTGTGCGATCGTGTCGTTGACGCGCTTGAGCACGTCCTGATCGGAAGCAGGCGTCACCAGCGCCACGACGCCCGGCAGGAGCGTGATGAGCCCGGCGTCGATCGCTTCGTTGAGCTGGATGCCGAAAGCCTGAAAGCCGAGGATCACGGCGAAGGCGAGGAGGCCGCCGACTCCGGCGCCCCATTCCTTCTGATTGGGGAGTTGAAGGTTCAATCTGCCCTCCTATAGGCAATGAGGAAAGCCCCGTCGCGGGATTGCGGCGGGGCGCGGCGATTACGGGAGGCGGTTCTGGATGCGCAGGAGCGCACGTTCGATCTTCGATGCCATTGCATCGAGGTCGGAAGCCGCGTCATCGATCCCGTCGAAGAGCCCTGCATAGCCGGCCTGTCCCTTACCGTCATCGATCGGCTGAGGGACGGCCCCGCAAAGCTTATCAGCCAACATTTCGACGGCACCCGCCGCATCGCGGATGCGACTGGTCTGGGTCTGGAGGCGAGTAAAGGGCGAAACCGTAGGCATGTCAGTGGGCTTGCCCAAGGCAACGCCAGAGCCGAGAGCGCGGTGATCGTGAGCGAGATTATTCATGGGATTTTCCTTGAAATGGATTTGCCCGGAAACCGCCGAGCGCGGATAGAAAAGCCCCGCTCAGTGGCGGGACGTGGGGACGGGATTGCCGAGCTCAAGTGCCGAGCGCCGCATAGGCCGCGTGCGCCTTCTCCAGCGCAGCATCGGACGCCGCGTCGAGTGACTGCACCTGCGACACCTGATCGGGCGTTGCCGCGCCGGAGGCATTCGCATCCGCGAGAAGCTGCTTCACGTCCGCGTAGAGTGTCACTGCGCCAGCTTCGAGCGTCGGCAGCAGAGCGGTGACGAGGTTGATGATGGCGGTAATGGTCGTGCTGTTCATGATGGCCTCACGAGTTGGCGGCCGGCTTGTAAACGCCGGTCTGGGTCAGGACGGATTGGAGGGTGGAAAGGGCCGTGGTGGCCGCGTCATAGACGCCGCCGACGCCGAGAGGCACGTCGCCATGGCTGGCGATGAAGGCCAGCAGGTTGTCGCGGGCGATGTTCGCGGCCTTGGCGTCGTTGTAGACGGTATCACCATAGGCGCATGCGCCCGTGTGCGATTTCGCCGCGACGCAACCGCTGATGTACGTCGTGGCGAGGTCTTCGGCCGTGCGGAGGCTGTCCGCGACGGCAAGAGCTTTCGAGCTCGGGATTGTGACGCCGGTCGCCTGCCCTACGGCAGAAACGAGTCCGGTCGTCGTGCAGCCCGCCACAGACAGCAGCAGGCACGCCATGGCGAGGCCCGCCACGAGCTTGATCAGTTTCATCGATGTCTCCGGGGTTGAGAGGCTTACGCAGCCAGAGCGTCGGCTTTGCCGAGGGCGTACATAGCGGCGTGGGAATCGAACGGCGCGCCGAGGTTGACGGACCGTTTGAGGTCGGCGAAGTCGAAGCCCGCGTTGGGGCCGATGCTCATGCCGATCGTCTTGTCCCCGTCGGCGACATTGCAGACCACCGGCGAGTTGCCGTACGCTACGCCGCTGATTGTCGACCAATATGGCGTTATCGGCTGCTGCGGCCACCAGCGATCCACAAAGATCGGATAGGTGATCGGCGCACCGTCGATGGCTTTCACCTTCTCCTTGATGCGCGCGAACTGCTGTTCAGTCGGCGCGCCAACAAGGTCTTCGGTGTAGCCCTCGAACCACGCCTTGAACTCGGACAGGGTCATCGATGTCTCCGGGGTTGAGAGGCCGAAGCCTCAGAGGTCACGCCGCCGGATCATCCCGGCAGCGGCATAGGCAAATGGGAAGGCGAGGAGCAGGAGGGGCGCGAAGACGAGTGCTGCCGTCAGCATCAGTCCGCGCGGATCATGTTCATCGCGTCGATCTCGACTTGGTGGACGCGTCTGGTCCAGCCTGTGCCGAAGTGCGCCCAGGTCGAGAGACGCCCAAGGAAGCCGAGACGCATCGCGCAGAGCTTCGTGATTAGGAACACCGGCCGTTCTTTCGCGACGGCAGCGAGCGTCAAGGGGCCGATCTTGCCGTCCTCGGCGACGCCGACAATGCCCTGAAGGGTCATTGCCGCCTTGGGCCAGCCGCTATTCACGGCGAAATCGAAGACGGCATAATCGACGCCGGCCGGAAGAGCATCGCCATCGATCCGGTCCCAGTATTCGGCCTTATAGATATCGGCGGCTTCGTCGCGCGACAGGAGTTCAACTGCGGCGAGCGGCAACGCCTGCCACGGGACAATGTGCCGCCAAGCGGCGAGCGTCTGGCGCGTGATGCCCATATTCGTCGCTCCGCCAGGGTCGCGAGGATCGTTGACGAAGCCGCCCTCGGTTTTGAGGACGAGTGCGAGCGCGGCGGCAAAGTTCTGCTGCATTGAAGTCTCCGATGATGTCGATGATTCAGTCGCCCACGCCCCGCTCCGGCAGGAACGTCAGGGGACATGGGGAACTCCGTGAAATGGAATGGTTGCGGGGAGCCACGAAAGCGCTACAGTTCAGCCCATGTTTTGGGGGGAATTGCCGATGGACAAGCCGATTGCGATTGCTAACGATTCGCTGAACACATGGCGCGCAGCGCCGCCATTTCTCTTCGGGCTCTTCGCAGCGCTCGCCGTTATCGTTCCGCTGTTCGGGCAGTCGTTTCGGGTGTCGGGGCGCACGTTGTCGCTGCTCCCGCTCGTGCTTTCGTTATGTGCGTATTTCGTTTCACGGCGTGCCGTCCCAAAGTCGCGCATTCTGATCGCGATTGGAGTCCTGCTGGCGGTCTATATCGGGCTGGTTTTTCTCTCCGCGAACAGCGAGCAGTTCGGCTTCCTCGTTCACCCGAGCCTTTGGTCAGGGCACGATAGCGACTACATCGCCTCAAAGCTGACGCTGTTCGTGGTCTTCTGCTTTCCGCCAATATTGCTCGCCGTGCTGGCTTGGACGGTAGAAGCCCAGCGTGAAATGCAGGATGGCCTGGTTGCCGGCTTCATCACCGCGGCGATCATCGGTGCTCTTATTTTACTCAGCAGCGCCGCGGGAGCCATCCATACTGACGCAGCGGTCTCGAATGCCTGGTACCTCGGCGCGGGCCGCGCTCACTTCTCCATTATCAGCATGGGGCTGATCTTCATTATCGGAGGACTCGCCGCCCTATCGAAAATCGGCACCGGTCTTTGGCAGAGCACCGCGATTTCAATCTTCGTCGGGTGCATGATCTTCGGCGCGTTCTGGCTCAACCGACGGATCGACACGATCCTGTTCGTCATCGTGATATTCGCGACGCTAGGCCATCGGTTTGCGATCTCTCCAAGCCTCAGGAAGCCCCGCTACCTCCTTATGGCGGCCATTCCCCTCGTCCTGATCTTTGCCGTCTCCAATGCCACCAATCTGGCCTATTGGATCAATATCGCGAGCGGGCTGCATTACCGCGAAGAGTTCGCTGGCGATATCGTGTCGGCGGAAGCCGCGCCGGCTGCCTCTTCGGTCTGGTCGACGCTCTTCGGTCATGGGCTCGGAGCCTACGCCAAAATTCGCCCCGAAACCTTCTATCCTCACAACCTGCTGCTTGAGACCTTCTATGAGACAGGCTCGATCGCGGCGATCGTTTTGGTCGCGCTCATCATCCTGTCGCTAATCGGGCCGGCTATCGCGCTATTTCAACGTCGCATCACGTCCGCAGGCTTGTTTTTTGCCGGTACAGCCATCCTGCTGATCGGCGTATCCACGAAGTCCGGTGACGTGACCAGTGCTGGCTTGATCCTGATGTTCGCTATTCTGGCGAGCCGGACGCCGTCACAGGCATGATCCCGTAGTTTTCTTCTCGAACACATTCCCAGAGCTATCAATACAAGCACTACCGGCCGCGGTTCCGGAAGTGGGAATATGTGGCATCGTAATGACCGGCGCGCCCAGCAATGCTTGAACCGGGGAGCTAAACTCATGATTAATCGGAGTTGTCGCATTCGTATGCAAAGTTCCGAGAGAATAGAAGCTGGAAGTATCTGTTCCGAAATCTACCCCCTCTCCATTCGCAGAAGTCAGAACCACGGTGGCAATTTTGTTTATGTGGTACGCTTCGATGTTGTCAAACGACATTATCGAGGAAGTCCCGGTGTTTCGGATGGCCCAAACGACAGTTTGATTATTTGACCATGGGTCAATAATTTCGTCGCTCCCAAAAACATCTCCTTCATTAACGGAATTAATAGAAATTCCGATCACGGCCGGATAGAGAATTGTATTACCTGTTACACTAACACCGATGGTGTATCCTATATTCACAGCGCCGACAGTTGCAGAGGCATCGCTTCCAAATCCGTTAACAACATTTCCTACGATCGAGCTACCAGTAGCATAAGACCCAGATGCGCCCGTCAGACTGATACCGTAAGTACGGCTTCCGTCCGTGACCCCGCTATTAAACGTGTTTCCGCTTACCGAGACTTCTGCCGGTCCATATGTAGCCGTTCCGGCCGAATTCTTTGATGGTCCGGCGACTAGACCATCCGCGACATCATAACAAACGTTATTCGCGAACGTGACGTGCTGCCCGGCGTGAGTATCTAGACATTCCCAGGTCTCTACACCGTTGATAATATTGTTGTTTACCGTAACCCATTGAGAATACGGCTGCGAGGTTAACTCGCCACTATCAGAGGTTAGCCGGCTGATCGTCACGCCATAGGCATTTCCGCTTGGAGTACCAGACGGACCGCCTACAATATTCGATATGTTGTTATACCCAACCGATCCGTATAGGACACTGGTCCCGAGAAACCCTGCATAATCAATATTTGCAACTGTATTGTTGTTGAAGGAAAAATTCCTCACGTCATTGAGCCCTAGAGCATAGCCGCCCCAATTCTCAATGGTATCGTTGTTAATGGTTATATTTGAAATATAAGTAGGCGCACTACCAGGATTGAACGTTCCGGTGGCGTAAATGCCCTTCTGATTGGTATCGAACGTGGCGTACTGCGGCCCTTTAACAAACAATCCGGTGATGGTCACATTACTCGAAGTAATGTCGATACCATCGACGCCCGTGGTCGCCTGACAAAGCTGGCTCTGCGGTCCAATGCCCTGAACGACGATGGATTTAGTGACGGTGAGCGCAGCGGTCTGCTTATAGCAAGTAGATGCGGCAGGAACATTGAGCGTACCGCCGGTCGGCACTGCGTTGATCGCATTTTGCAGCGCCGTGGTGTCGTCCGTCGAGCCATCCCCAACAACCCCGAACCACGCGAGAGAGTAGACGTTTCCCGAGAACTGCCGGAGCCAGTGCCCGGGCGTTGCATCGTTGGCGCAAAAGGTCGTTCCGCCGTCCGAAGTGCAGCTCCCACCAGCGATGAAGTTGAAGGTGCCGCCCTGCGAGCCCAAAACGCTGACCGTCTCCCCGCTGGACGGGGCAGTGACGGCCTCCAGCGCGGCAATGTTCGCGAGACTGCTCCCACCACAGATGCCGACTCCAAGGACGCCGCTGGTCGTTCCAAGGCAGGCCTGCGTACCGAGTGTTGGGACCGTGAGCGTACCACCCACCGATAGGTTTCCCGGCAGTGATAGATTGCTCGTAAAGGCAGGATCAGTTGTCGTGCCGGTAGATGCCAGAACCTGACCGCTTGCGCCGGGGGCGGCCAGCGACACAGGCGACGTACCATTGCCGATGACAACGTTGTGGGCAGCGAGCGACGACGCGCCAGTTCCACCGAATCCGGCGCCGACGGTGCCAGAATTGATCTCGTTGCCGCCGATTGATTTGTTCGTGAGCGTCTGGGCATCGGTCGTGCCGACGATATCGCCCTGCGGCAATCCCTTGCCACCGTCTGAAATCAACTTTCCGGTAGTGTTACCGAAAACAGCGACATCACCGCTTGTCGAAGAAGCCGGACCCGTGACATCTCCTGAACCGGTTCCGGGAAAAGGATACGTCACGCCGTTGATGATCATGTTGAACGGCAGCGCCGCAGCGACACCGCCCGCGCCATAGCTCAACAAACCGCCGCCCTGCGCATTCGGGCTCATGCACAGGTAATGATAGCCTGTCGCGTTATCGATCGGCGCATCGTAGTCACAGACGTTCTCGCCGTTGGGCCCGTCGCCCCCATTTGCATAGGGTGGCGTGCCATTGCCGCGGACCGTCACGCCGAGCTCGGAAAGCGTCGCCCCGGCTACACCGCCAGCCGCTGATCCGCTGTCCTGAATGACAGGCTGTGAATTGCCGCTGTTGGAATACATGGGCGCATGGCCAGGGGTCCATGGTCCGGCCTGTAGCGGCACGGATTGGGCAAATGCCATGGACGTCCAGACGACGACAAAGGTCGCCGCCAGCGCTTTCGCGATGGTGCGGTGCATCTGTTTTCCTGAGGTTGAGAAACCGCCCTAAGGCGGCCGATTTAGGTTACCGCAGCTTGGCGATCTTGGCCGCGTAAGCCTGCTGCGGAATTGTCGGCCATTTGGCCATTACGGCATTGCGCGCCGTCTCGCGTGACTGCGACACCACTTCCTGGACAACATCGTGCTGCGCTTCTGGCGCCCATGTCTGCCAGTCCGGCGAAGTGACGATGGTTTCGAGGCGATCATGCGCCATCCGGCCGGCGATCATCTGGTAGTAATCGTACTGGTCATCGGCGAGGCGGACGCCGCGCACCGATCTGGTGGGCTGCCCGACATTGATCCCAAGGTTGTAGAGGGCGAGATTTACCGGGTCATGGCTGGCGGGCTGCATATAGATTGAGGTGAGCCCACCCAGGGCACCGTAATTCTGTATCGGCTCTCCCCAGATGTCCCGACGCGGCGGCAGCATTTCGGACATGCCGGGCACCTTCTGCTTGATGCCATCGACAACAGACCGGGCCTGCCTCGAATAGGGATCGCTCATGCGCGCCATCTGAGCGCTGAGCGATGAGAACGGCATGAACGACGAAACGAGGGACCGAATATAGGATTGGCCATATCGACCCGGATTGTCGACCGCCTCAATCAGGTCCGACGGCCCGCGCATGAAGCTTTCATCGAGGATGTTCTGCGTGATGGCGTGCTGGAGGGTCGCGCCCGCCTGAAGCATGTCGCCTTCAGACGCCATGTGGCCGACATCATACATGTCCGCGGCTACGCCCAGCATCATCCCGAGCGGTCCGAGGTGGCTCATGCTGTACCAGGTATCGCCGATACGCACGCTGTAGGGCTGATTTCCAGCGAGCCGCCACATTGCCGCCCGCGCCGGATCGGAAGGGCCAGAGCCACTGATGACACCCCGCGCCGCCAGTGCGCCGAACCCGACAGAGAGTGCTGTTCCCACGAGCATCTTCGCCATGGCGGTATCCTGCGCCACGTTGCCGTTCTTGCCGGAGAGGTCGGCGCGAATTTCCGGAGCGAGAATGCCGAGGGGCGTCCGCTCCACGATCGCCTGGTTGATGACGTTGGCGCCGATCTTCACAAACGGATCTATGAATTTGAGAATCGGGATGCCAAAAATACGTTTGTTGGTCAGGCTGCTCAGTGCCCGGACGAACTCGCTGCCGGGGCCCATGAGCGTGGTATCCATGGCCTCGGCCGCCGCAGTACGGGACCTTAGCACGGCCGCCTCAATATCGGCCGGAACCGAACCGCCGTTGCGCTGTGCCTTGTCGTAAGCGTCGAACATGGCCTGCGTAGGGGACTGGCGCAACTCCGCCACGCGAGCATCGAACGCAGTCCCTTCAAGCCCTTCCTCGGAAGCCTGCCGTACGGCGAGGCGCGCCATATTCATCGAATAGTTGGTGGCCTTGAAGAACGAGTGGATCGCCGCGACACCACGCGCCGGAGCGCGAGCAATATCTCCGGTCGGGATAATCACGCCGTTGGCGAGCCGAACGTTAGGGATTGTACCGAGCGGCGAATTCTCAAGCCCGAACCCCGGCTCTTCCTTTGCCCTCTCGGCAGCTCGCGCAAGCACGCCAGAGGCAAGCGTGCCGTCCAGGATGCCCCGCGTGGTACCGTAAAGGTCGGAGAGGAGCTGCGTGCCGGTGTAGCCCTCTTGGATCGTGGCGTGCGGCGCGAACTCACCCTTGGGCTGGAACGGCGACGAGTATGGCTTTTCGCCCGGCAGCAACGTCGTGGTGCCGTTAACCAGAGCATCAGCCGCTGCCTTCGCTCCCACGGCGCCGGTTTCGAGGTGCGCCTGCATGGCGGCGCCGACCTCGCTCAGATGGACGCGCTCGCCCTGCCGCCCCATGATCTGGCGAATCCGGCCGATCGCTGCCGCCATTGCCGTTTCCGGGCCGTTGCGCATCAGCGACATCATTTCGTTCGCCGCAGCATAGGTCGCATGGGTAGCCGGATTGGAGATCAGCCCGTTGGTCCAATATTCGAGAATGTGGTCCCAAATATCGGGCTTCTCGGTATCGCGGGCGAATTTCGAGACCGCCTCGGGCGTTTCGAGCTCCGCCATTAGCTTGGCCTCAGCCTTCAACTGGAACAGCGTGCGCGCATCGGACTGCGCGAGAAAATCGCCAATTGCCTTAGTCTGCTGCTGCCCCGCAAGCGAACGGAAAGCGCGCAAGGCGCGCCCGGCTTCCGCTGTGATCCCGGCCACGTTGGACTGGATCATGTTGTGGCGCGCCTTGGCCTGCGCATAGGCGGCAACGTCGGCATCCGAGCCTGATGCGGCCCGTTTCGCCGAGGTCGCAAGATCGGTCGCCGACTGGATCAGGAGCTTGCGAGCAGCAACGATCTGTTCTGCATTGAAGGCTTCGCCGATCTTGCGCTTGTTGAGGGCCGCTGCATCCATACCCAGCGCGTCGGCGAGGTCCAGAACCTGACCGTCGCTGATGACCCCACGGCGATCGCCGATGAAGTCCTTGTTCTCTGCTGCTGACTGACGGATGGCTTGCGCCACGTCCGCGTCACTGGTGAGGTTTTCTACTCGGATATTGCCGGCGGGGTCGACGAGTCGTCCGTCGCCTCGGGCAATGGTTTCTGCTGGGCGAGGAGCGAGGGGATTGGCAGTCCCAGCATTGTCAGCAGCGCCGGGTCGCTGTCCCCGTAGTCCGGGTTCGCGTCCGCCTGCTGATAGAGCATTGCCTTCTGATAGGCCTGTACCGCTGCCCGGCTCGACCGTGCCGCGTTCGCTGCTACCGCCGACGCCTGTGGGCTCAGCGACGGGTTCGACGCCAGCTTCGCCCAGGATAGGCTCTCCTGCTGCGCCTGGCTCAGCTTCTGTTCCAGCGTCAACGGCTGTTGGCTCTGGCTGCTGTCCGGCTGCGATTTCGCTTTGGACGTCGAGGGGCTGGTTTTCGACATAGTCGTTCCGTTCGCTCCTGATGCGGTCGCCTACCGGCTCGCCTTGCGCGGGATGAACATCCGCCGCGGCAGCTTCGTGTTCTTCGGCCAGCGAGCGGGCGCGTTCAGCTTCCGGCAAGATTACCGTGCGCTCAGGTTCCGTGGCAAGAAGGCGGTCAAAAACGCCGCGAATGTCATCGTTGATGGGGGCACCGAGCCCCTTCATCGTCCTGTAGATCGTGGTCAGCCATGTCTTGAACTGGCTGAATACGCGTGCCAGCGCGGCACTTGGGGCGCGTCCCTCGCGCATATACTGTTCGGTCCAGCGGGCGAACTGCTCATGCTGTTTGGTGGTCGGGCGGTCCTGATCGGCATCCATGCCGAGGGCGTTGCGCACCGTGCCCATATCGTCCTTGATCTGGTCGGTGGCGGCGGGGTGGGCGGCATCCCGCAGCATTTCCTCAAGCCACTGATGCCCGCTTTCGTGGATAAAAGTCGAGGCGTTTGCGTCGCGCATCAATGTGATGACCGGCCGCTGATCCGGAGCGATGCGAATCTTGCCGAGCGCGCCCTGTAGTAGGTCGCGACCCGCCCCCGCCAATGTACCTCCATTGCGAAGGTATTCCGCAAGTGTTTGCCGGGTCATCTCGCCCTGCGGCACTTCAGGCGCGGTTTGCGCTAGCTCAGGAATGGCCTCGACGCCAGCGGATTTGCGCAGCGCCGCAATCTGCGGCTCACTCAGCTTTCGCCCGATTACATCGGAGATTTCCTTGTCGCCGGCGTTAGGCAAGAGCTGGTTGACGAGATTGGCCACGCCAGCCTTATCGGCGGCTAGCTTCGCCTCAACTGGATCAACCTCGGGGACTTCGGCCGCGACCTTGGGCTGGCGACCCCGTGATTTCGGTATTGCAGCCGGAGCTTCCCCGGCGCGGATGCTGGCGCCTTCGAGATTGTAGAGGTCAAGAGGATTGCCGAGCACGCCGTTCATGTTGGCGGCGCGGGCAACGGTACGGGCTGCGGTGAGATGCCCGGCCAGATCCGCTTCGTCCGCCGGCCGTCCCGCTGCGATCAATTCACGCGTGACATTGGCGGCTATCGCTGCCGCCTGTTCCTGTACCGCCGGCGATGTTGGCCCGGCGGCGGATTGCTCGCCCTCGGGTTCGGTAGCGTTGGCCGCAGGAGCCTCAACCGTCTCCGCTCCGGTATAGTCTGCCGCCCGACGGTTCGCGGCGGCAACCTGCGGCGCGAGGTCGCGCAACTGCATGTCGGTCGCCTGAATCTGCTGCCGGACAGCACTCATCTCCGGGGTATCGACGCCCTGCCCCGCCGCGAACGCTTCACGCCGGGCATTCATGTCGTCGATCTGAGCTTGCTGGCTCCTGATCTGAGCTTTCAGCCCACGCGCCTCGGCACCACCCTGATAACCGCCACGGGAGGCGATATGAGCGTCCAATTGCTGTTGGAGATCATCCCGCTGCGCCGTGACAGCCGAAATGTCGTCATCGCTGGGGCTCGACAGCGCCGATAGGTGCGCGCGAAGATCGTCCTGTTGTTGGGTGAGCGTATCCCACTGATCGAACAACTCCGGTTCCATTTTGCGAGCAATTGCGCCCAAATCAGGGGCAGCCGGTTGCGAGGTGCCCAAAATTGAGGCTTCGGTGCGCGCCGCATCCTGCGCCGCCATTTCGGCGCCCGGAGCCTGCTGATGATTGCCCATGGCAACATCTTCGGTAATGCCGGGACCGACGACCTTGGCATCACCGGCCTGCGCAACCGTGGCCGGCGTTTCAGTCCCTGCTCGCGCCGCGCCAGGTACCATGCGGGCGCCAAGCCCTTCAAGGGTCTCGCCGAATTTCGTCGGCTTGTTGAAGACCATTCCAAAGCCGGTCGCAATGGCGGCATTCCGCCAGTCGATAGGCTGGCCGGCTGCCGCCTGCTGGGCAACCTGCATACCGCCCATGAGACCACCAGAAAACAGTCTCGACGTGACAGGATTGGCCGCAATTTTCTGCAATGCCGTCGCGTTGGGAGGCAACGATGCTGCTGCGGAACCGATACCACCGGGGCGCAAGGTCATGGCATAAGGAACAAGGCCGCCGAGAAACGAAGCGGTCGGCTGATACTGCGCGTCCAGCTGCTGCTGGCGATCGGTGCCGCCGAGAATGTCCTTCCACGAATCCGGCAGCGCCTTTGCGGCAAAGGTCTGTGCCTGATCGGCGACATACGAGCCAGTGAAACCGGCCCCCAATCCCCCTACGACGGCACCAATCGCCGCGCCGGGAACGGCCCCGACACCGCCGAACGCGGCGCCAATCGCACCGCCAGCCGCCGCGCCAGCCTCAGCGCCGGCAGCGCCCGTCACAACCCCCGTTGCAGCGGGCACAATAGAGCGCAGTCCCGAGCGGGCAAACGCCCCTACGGCATTCGTCTCCATCGGGCCGAGTTGCTGGTCCTCAAGCTGCTGGAAATAATTGGTGCCATCATCCGGCTGGGCGGTGGGCGCAGCACTATTGGCCATCGGCGACTGATTGTCTTCGATGGTCTGGAAGAAATTATCTGCCATGGATTACGGCCCCACGCCTTCCGGCGGCGGTGGCACTAGCTCGAAAGCTGGTGCCCGCTGCTGCAAGGCTTCCTGCGGGGTGAGTGGAGCGGTCTTTGCCGCCTCTTCCGTCTCAGCCTGCGGGTCGAGATCGTGTGACTTCGCCTCCCCTGCGTTGATGCGGCGAATATTCCCGGCTTCCTGGTCGCTCACGGCAGTCGGGCGCAGCACCTGCAGGATGCCATCGGCATCGAGCGGCGAGTTGGGGAAGAACTCGTTGAACTGCGCCTCCATCTCCGGCGTCGGGTTTTGCTGCAACGTGCCGATCGCCTGTGCCCACATGGTTGGCGTCCATTGCTGACCGGTCTTGGAGACCGTCGGAATGCCCATAACGGCGTTCCAGCCTTCCTGGTCGACGCCCAGCGGCGCAGCAATCGACGACATCGCCGCCTGACCGTTTGCCGACGACTGCGCCTCGAGCTTTTGGAGCGCCATCTCCCGAGGATTGCGAAGCTGAGAAATCATGCCGTCGACATTGGCGGGATCGAGGAATTTCCACGGGTCGTTTCCGGCCTTTACCCACGCGTCGAATTTCGCCTCGAACTGCGGCACGAATTTCGAGTTGAACAGCATTTCGCCCTGCGGGTCTTTCAGCGGCGTCATACCGGGCACGTTGGGCATGTCGGTGGTATCGAAGCTCAGCTTCGACTTGGCGTAGGTGAGCAGGCTGGTCTTCGCCGTGTTGACGGCCGCGTCATCCACGCTGCGCGCCACCTGTCCCTGAATTTGCACCAACTTTGCCGCCCCCGCCAGCGTCAACGGGCCGCCTGGCGCCGCGAGCTTGTAGATGTCGACGGGATCGGAAATTCGGGATGGGTCGCCGGCCGGCGCAAGCACCTGTTGATAGGCCTTCCAGTACCCTGAGCCATAGGCAGCAGATGCAGCGGACACACTGTCGTCGGCGTGCTTGAGCATCATGCCTGCCATGGCGTCCTTGCCCTGCGCGGTCAGATTGTTGTCGTTCGCAATCTGCGCCATGGTCGGATACTGGCCCTGCAGGATTTGCGAGGTGTAACGGTTCATAGCGGCTTCGTTAGCCTGCTTGATCTGGGCCGCTGTGGCGTCCTCGGCAATGGCCTGTTCCCGCTGCTGGCGCTCGGCTTCGGCATAGGCATATTGCTTCTGCTGCGGCGTCATGTCGGAATCGTCGATCGCTTTGTAGATCGCCGACAACGGTGTGGGCACCTCACCCGTAGCATCGCTCGCAGCAGCGGGAACAGGTGCCGGATTTGGAGACGGGGCGTTGTCGTCGTTACCAGCCACTTGTAGCGGCGCAGGCGTCGCAGGCGCGGCGGTTCCCACCTGATCCACAGAGGTCGGGACGCCGTTTGCCGGTACGCTTTCCATCCCGGCCGGTCCGGTCGGCGAAACGGCAAGCGCGGATCGTGCTCCTTGCGGAACGGCTATACCGCTATCTGGACCCGGCGTCGTGCCGTCGAATTTGTGCGTCCACATGGCGGCGTATTGTGCCGCTGTCATGTCGGCCGTGCCGCCGTTCTGAAGAACCGCCTTCATCCCGACAAGTGAGGTCGCTGGCACGTTCGGATGGGTCAGGAGTTGAGCCGCGCCACCCGCACCCTGTTGATGCGCAAGATAGAGCTCGGCGTCAGTCGGCTGGCGCCCAAGAATCGATGCGAGGTATTTGCCGTTGTCGATGGCGTAGCGCTGTATGGCCGCGACCGAATCCCCGAAATTATGGGGGCTGCCGCCATTGCCATAAGTCGCCCACGTCGCGGCGCTGAATTGCCCATAACCCATGTGGCCTGAGGCATTGGTAACATCGCGGCCCCCGCTTTCGATCTGGACAGTGCGGGCCAATGCGCCCGGCGACATGCCGCCGGGCATCTCGCTGGAGACCTGTGTATAGACCGGGTTCTTGGGGTTGGCGGGGGAAGCGGAATAGGCGGCGACGTCTGCGGGGCCCTGCGTCGTGGTGTAGTTGTGGACGAAATCCCGTCCTGTGGCCTCATCGCCCTTTGTCTGGAAATGCTCCAGCATCGTGCCGTAGTCGGTGCCGAGCAATCCCTTGTAGTTGTTGATCATGCGCAGGGCTTTGGCGGGATCATTGGCACCAATCGCCATAATCTGCGTCTTGGCGCCTTCTGCCTTGGCCTGCATTACCGCGCTTGTGTAGACCGGATCGCCCGGCTGTGCTCCGGCAAGTTGAGCCTGCTTCACGCGCGCATTGATCAGGTCGGACGTAAAACTGGCAACGGCAGTCGGATTGCCAGCGCTTTGCGTGATCCCGTCGATGGCATTTTGCGCGCTCGCGGTGTTGACATCACCGTACCAGCTTACCGACTGCTGATCGGTGAAGCGCCCAATCCCCTCATCGAGATAGGTACGGTAGCGGCGGGTGAAATTGTCGAATTGGAGCTGTTGCTCCGGTGTGTTGAGGTTGCCCCGCGCCGAGGAAATCAGTCCGTTGATCTGACTTTCGACATTGGGGCGAGCATCGAGCGCCTGTCTTCCCTTGAGCCCATAAAAGCCGGTATCTGGAACGGATTGTCCGTCGGGACCGAGCGTCGTTTTCGTCGAATCGCCGTAGAGGATTTTGGAAATCCCCGCCATGACGTTGTTGGTCTGATCGTCGGCGGCGGCCTGCCCGAAGAATTGCCCTGCCTGCGACGCGCCTTGTCCGAACTGCGCCAGCCCTTGGAAAGCCGTCGGCTGGATGCGCTGGTAATCGTCCGGCGCATTGGTTTGCGGCAGCGCGGTCGGAACGCCGCCATATGGAACTTCGGCCATCGACTACGCTCCAGGCCAGCTTACGCCGGATGCCTTGGACAGGGCAGTTCCCAAGCCGCTGAAAATCCCGCCCCATTCATCCTGACTGGCCTGCGTCTGGTAGTTCTGCGCCTGCGTCGTATAGCCGTAGGCGCTAAGCTCCGCATTGTTGAGCACGGTTTCGGTATCGAGCTGATTTTCCTCACGCTGGCCGGCCTGAACATCGACCGCCGAGCCTGTGTTGACATCGATGCCTGAGGCCGCCTGTGCAGCCTTGATCTTGCCGAGTTGCGCAGCGCCCTTCATGCTCTCGATGGTCGCCTGTTCCTGCCCGGCCTCACGCGCGTATTGGGCGTTCTGGCTGGCGATCGTTGCGTTGTTGCGCGCGACCTGGGCCGAGTACATGCCGGAACCGATATCCCCGATGGCAGAGGACGCCGCTCCAACCGTCCCCGCCGCTGCCGCGATCGTCGCAAAGCACATCAGCCAATCATCCCATGGTCCGGGTGAAGCCCTACGGGGATCACGAAAGAATTGCCGATCTCGACACGGGGGGCGCGATCGGAGGCGAGGTAGTCATTAAGCCGAGCCCGATCGGCGCGACTATGAGCCGGGCGCCCTTCGGCGACGTGATCGGTATGGAAGCCGAGAAATACCGCGAGTCGGCGCCCCGCTTCGTCGCCTTCAACCAGCGTCGTCGCCACCTCGATACGGGTGTTAAAAACTTCAGCAAGCGCTTTCCGGAAGGCGGCAAGAAGCACATGCGGATGGGCGCTCGCCTTGGCTGTTACCGCAAGCCAGATATAGCCGATTGGGGACACCGTCGTTCCCGTGACGCCGCCAATCGCGGCGAGCTCCCCATCCAGCAACAGCGACCGCCGAAATGAGGACTGATCGAACGCAGCGAGCAGCTCCGAGTGTGGGTTTTTGCCGACACGCCGCAAGGCCGAAAGATGATCCGCCCGCATCCGTCGAATGATTTGGCCGCAGTGGAACCGCTTGGCCTCGACGATTTCCGAGATCATCGTCCCTGCGCCTGTTTCGGCTGCACGGAGTTGTCAGGTGTGTCCCCGCCGAGGACTTCCTGAACGATCGCCACCACGTTCATGGGTAGCGGCAAATCCTGCTGCAAAGAGGATTGTCCCGTGAGGTTGAATCCCACCTCGACGGGCACCCGGAAATATCCGGTATAGAGCGGCACCACATTGGAATTGTAAGGCGGTAGCGGAACGCTGGGCGACGTGTCCACTTCGGTAAGGTTCTGCCACTCCGGAGCGATCTGAAGCGGGCTTTGCGTCGCGCCATCCGGCTGCGCGCCGCCCACCTTCACGCCGCGAGACGCCTGCAGCAAAGCATTGACGGCGGCGGTCTTCTTGCGCTGTCCTTGCGTCGTTGCCACACCCGGCGCCTCGAAATAAACCGGCTGCAACTGCGCCTGGAAGCCGAGCCCCACCACAACGCTGCTAGCCGGTGTATCGAGCGTAATGGACCCGTCGGCGGCGACAACACGCGGCGCGATAACATTGCCGTCAGCCAGCCCGGTGACGGTTGCTCCAATGAGGTGGTCGAGACCGAACACCTGAGAAATCGGCGCCGTCATCGTCCAAGTCCCGGAAGGCTGGGGCGTCACTGCACCCCCGCTATTGGGGATCAGGTCCGTGATCGGCGTCGTGATGTTAGCGGTTACGTGTTCGCTGTCGGTAAAGCCGGTGATCGTCGCGATGCCACCGCCAGAGCGGATAACACTGCCCACACTCCCCGCCGAAAAGACCGACGTCGAAGCGGTGAACGTCGCGGAATTGTCGAGCACGACAGTTGCGCTCGCGCCAGAGCCGCCGACACTCCCCGCCGGGTCGCTGAAGGCGATTGCCGGTCTCGTATAGCCGCTGCCCTCGTTTGTGAAGGTCACTCCGGTAATGACGCCGCCAGAAATCACCGGAACGGCCACGGCGCCAGAACCCGGTCCTTCACCGTTGTCATCGGTGATGATGCAGGTCGTAGCCGCGCTATAGCCGGAACCGCCCACTAGTGATGTTACACCTGTGAGCCGCCCGGCGCCTGTCGCGGAATCTACTGTCAAGGTTGCATTTGGCGTCGGCTGGGGCAGTGAAAGCCCCGCATCAACGCACCAGGCATCCTCGACTTGCGTCCAGAGCCGGTCGTCCATGCGCTCGACCATGTAGGCCGTCTTCGTGCCTGGATACCGCTTCGTCGCCACGTAAAGCGCGTCGATGGGCAATTCCGTCACCGAGGCGCAGCTTACAAATTCTCCATTGGTATCGTGCCGCGACCAGCCCACAACCTGCTGAGCCTTGTAGTAAGTCATGCTCAACATGACGCCATCGTCACGGATGGCCCAGAGAAGTTTGCTCGGCTGCTCGCACCATGTGTTTTCGATGATCGTGAAGCCGTCGAACAGGTGCGAGGACAATTCCGTCAGGTCGATCGGCTCGGAAAGCACGTAAAGCTGATAGGGCAGCGCGTAGTAGTACGAACCCTTCGAGTTTACATAGATCACATCGTAGTGGATTTTCACTGGGACGACGGTGGGGGAAACGCCAGAAAACGCCTGCGTTACTGCGTCCTGCGTCGAGGGCGAAATAGCTTGGACATTGGTCGCGAACGAGCCCGCCCCAACGAGCAGCCATGCCGATAGGCCGGTCATCACTAGAAGGCCGCCGGAGGTCTGGATCATCCATTGGATGCCATTGACTTCCACCGACCAGGGCGAGCCCACGATGGCGTCGGTGTCCACGGGTGGAATGCGGGCGTCAAAATTGTTGAACGCGCCGGGCTGGCTCATCCAATAGGTGTCGGTGTTGTTGAGCGAGTTGGCGAACGCCCGACGTTCCTGGAAATACGAGACCGCCGACGGATAGGTGCCGCTCTGCGCGCCAATGGAGAGCGATGCCGTCGCGCCTGACCCATTGCCGATGATCGTAATCTGATCGCCGGCTTTATAGTTTTGGCCCGCGTCGTCGATGATCGCGGCTACAACCGAACCGTTTTGTATGACGAGTTCGATAGACGCCCCCGAGCCCGTCGAGGTCGAGATCGAGGCGTGCGCGCTGGTGTAGCCGGAGCCGCCGGTCACCAAATTCACGGCGACGATCTGACCGCGAGCGAAGGGGTTCAGGTGGCGCGGAGGCACCTGCGAAAAGTCCGGAACGATATTGGTATCATCGAACTGCGTGCCGTAGGCGGTCCCGGCATAGCCGAGCAACGCGCCGGCCGGGACCAGGGTGCCAAAGCTCGGCTGCGCCTTGTAGATGTTGTATTGCTCCACACCCGAAACTGGCGACCAGTTGACCGTGACCTGTCCGGCTTCCGTCGAAATCGCGACGCCGTGAACGGCAGTTGTAGGTGACGAGACGCTTTCACTCCCATCGTCCGGCGAAACCGATGTCACCGCATATTTGTAATAGGCCGTGCCGCTCCCGCTGATCGATGCAGTGACGGAAGACGGCGGGTTTACCGAGGGCGTCTCGACGACGGCGGAGAGCGACCAGTCATCGTCTGCCGCGCGGGAAAGGTTCTGCGGCTCGTATTCGGCGCCTGTCTCCTGGTTGACGCAGCAGATGGTCATCACGTCGGCCGACTGCGTGAACTTCAGATACGGGAGATCGACTTCGGAATAAGGCGTTGTCAGCGTGTAGATTTTCGCGACAGTTCCGCCCCCCGTATAAGCGTTGTAGCCGGTGGAATCGACCTGATCGCCGTATATGTCGAGCAATTCGACAGACGTGCTCGTCACCCCGGCCGCCCGATAGGTGTTGCCGTTGAGTTCGGTCATGCCCTCGACGCTGGAAACGAAGAGCCAGTCGTCGTTGGAATAAGGAGAAACGGAGGCCCATGAGAGCGTGAACGTTGCGCCCTGTCCGATACCGGTGCTGGAATCCTGTGCAACCGGATTCGCGGGGACCGAGGAATAGGCACCAGGGTTGGAGATCGACACCGTGTTGGGGCCAAAGAGAGCGGTCTGGAATGTCGCGCCCGACCCGCCGCCGGAGGTCGATGATTGCGTCATCGCCGCGCCGGATGGCAGCGCGGTATAGATACCTGCCGTTGTGATGTTGACCGAGCCTATGCCGGAGGTCGTGCCGCCCGCCAGAGTGGCACCGCTCGCCGTCGCCGGAGTACCTGATCCCACAACGATGGTATAGGCATTTCCACCTGTTCCGGTGGTGTCATAGGCAATGAGGAGTTGCGCTGGCTGGGCGCTATAGCTGGCAACGGTGAGCGAAGCATTGCTGGAGGCCGAAAGATCGGCGGCAAGCTGGGAGATTGTCCCCGCCAAGGTGGACTGGATTTGTGTCTCGGCGCTTCCCGAGGCGGTTGTCTTGAACGTCCACGTCACGCCATTGATGACGAGCGTTTCGCCATCGGATGGATTGTCGGTGAAGGTGAAGGAGCCGGTCGCCGCTACGGAAACAACCGTCGCGACCGCCGCTATTGCCTGCGTTGTCGCCGTGCCACCAGCCAGCGTGATGGTGTCGCCAGTGCTGTAGCCGCTGCCGGGGTTATCCGGCAGAAGCGAAAGAAGCTTGCTGTTCGTGATCTCTAATACGGCTGGGGAAAGCGCGCTCCCGCCCGCAAGTGTGACGAGGTCCCCTGGCGCATAGGAAAAGATCACACCGCCATCATTCGGTGTCGCGGCGGATGCCCCCTCGGCGCCAAAGGTCAGCACGCAAGGATCGGCTTGAGTCGCATTGCCGATTGCTACCGGGCTTTCGGTCACATAGGCGCCATTGATGATGACGCGCATGTACTCGTGCCCGAATTCCAGCACGAGCCCCTGATTGATCGAGAATTGGAAAGGGATCAGCCGTGGCGGGAAATCTCGATCGGTCTGTTTCGAGAAGCCGACGAATTTGGTTCCCGCCCGACTGCGCGCGCCGCCACGATAATCGACAAAGCAGTTGCGCATCGTGGTTGCGCCGACCTGCTCACGATCGATATCGACGCGCCCATAGGCAGCCGGCGTGATTTCGCCGCTGACGAAGGCGGTTTTGAGAAATGGGACTGCCACGGGGAAAGCCCTAGAACGCCGAGCCGCCGGGAATGGCGAGGCTATCGTAGCCGTAGCCAAGAACGCCCGGCCAGCCGAGGCCACCAGGGCCGGCAACGCCCCATCCTCCGGCACCCCATGGGCCACCAGAGTAACGCGTCTCCATCCAGTCGACCTTGATATCCGAGCTGTACGTTCCCTCGTTGCCGTCGGTGAGACGGGCCGCCGTCACCTTTTCCTTGACGATGGAAACCTGCTCGTCGCGAACCTTGAGGCCGAAGTTGCGGTCTTTCTCGGCCCAGATTGGCAGGGCAATTTCGGCCGCGAGATAGGCAACGAAAGCCGCCCGGAACTGCGGGTCCCACGTGCTCGGGTAGAGCATGAGCGCGGTATAGACGACGACGGCGTTGCGCACATTGGTCAGGACGACGGTACGGCCCTGCGGGCTAACGCCTTGCACCTCCCATGTGATTTGACCCGGTGCGGGTGGGTAGTTGAAATCCGTTGCGACCACAAAACGCGCCGGGACTTGTCGTGCTCCCGGCTGCTGATTGCCGATGCCGCCTACGATCGGCGTCGTGGTGGAGATCTGGATATTATTCGCCGGAACGCTCGAAGCCTGGTTCTGCCAGTTCCACGGCACGAAGCGCACCTTCATGCAGTCGGTGGGATAGGCATACTCGTAAATCCACGGTTCCGGCACCAGCGTACCGACATCCGGCGTATTGCCGGTGGAATCGGCAAGGAGTTGAAGCGGTGCCTGCTTGCGGGCGAAATCCCAATTCGCCGCCCGCAGGAGCTGCATCAGGTTCTGACGATAGGCGCGCAAAGCAATCTGGGCGGGCTTGGTGCCTTCCTCGAGGTCGCCGATCGTGAATGGGTAGCCGATCGCGTCCAGCGCCTGATTGGCAATGTCCTGAGGCAGGTTCATGGTCAGCCCTGCGTTATTTCGGCATTGGCCAAGCCCATCTGGGACTCAGCCGCTTCAAGCTTGGCCGCGTCGGCACCAACGAGCCCGGCGGCCAGACGCTCACCCAGTGCCTCCGCAAGGGCCTCTGCAAAATCCGGCTCCCATGTCGTCGGATCAACCACCTGCCGCGTGTAGGTGCAGAGCGCGTTCGGCACGTTGGTCAGGATGACCTTTTTTGCAGGCGAGGTTGAATTGTCGTTGGCGATGTTGAAGACGTTCGGCTGGGGATCGAAATTCGGCACGAAGATGGCCTGCGGGCGGATCGAGCGGACCTGCAGCATGTCCGAATTGTAGGCATACTCGAAGAGCCAGGGCATCGGCGGGTAAGCATTGCTCCACGGCGTGATGCCGGGCACATAACCGCCTGCCGGGGCCTGCTTGAGCAACGTCAAGACGACGTCACCCTGCGCGAAGCCCCAATCGCCGCCCCGCAGCATTTCATCGCGGGTCTGGCCATAGATCGCGAGGGCCAGTTGCGAAGCGGTCGAGCCTTCCTGAAGCTCGCCCACGAGGTTCTTGTAACCAATGCGAACCAGGGCATCGTTGACGATATCGGCCGGCGTGCTGAGGACTGCGCCCATTAGTCCTGCCTCCTCTCGCCAACAGTCTCAAACGAGCCGCCGCGCTGAAGCATCGCCTGCGCCAAATCCGGCTTGCCGGCGATCGCCATGGACAATCCGCTCGCGAGAAGGCCGACGACGGCCTCGCGGAAATCAGCGTCCCAAGAATTTTCGGTCGGATTGTTGTTATAGCGGGCCTGCGCGTTCTGGAGTGTGGTCTGGATTACCCGCTGCTGCACGCCGTTCACGACCGCATTGGCGACGTTGAAATTGTAAGGTATCGGGTTGTTCGGATCGTCAGAGGTGGAGAATATTGCCCACACCTGCACGGCGCTCGGCGGATAGACGTATTCATAGGCCCAAGGCCACGGAGCGGTGTTCCCGGACAATTGCAGGGCATATGTGCTGCGGGCGAAGTCCCAGCCGAACTGTCGGGCCACCGCCGCAACAGTGGGAGCGTAGAGCTGCGCCGCCGCTTTTCCTGCTGGCGAATTGTCGAAGGTCGGTGCCGCGCCGGTAACGGCGGGCTGGTTGTCGCCAATGAGCTGGATTGCTTCATTGACGATATCGGTGGACGTGGTGGTCATCAGCGCAGTTCCGCCCATGACTCCATCGTGGCCCCTGAAATCGTCACGCGGTAGTACCAGTTATTCGGCACTATGCCTCCGACGGAGGCCACGGTAGCCGCCCCCCCTCCGGCCGCCACATTATCGATCTCCAGCGTCGCGCTGCTCGTCGCGCCTACAAAGAACTGGCCATTTTGATTGCTGGCCATCGATAGGATGGCCTTTACCTCGATCGGCGCGCCAGTAGTGTTCTGGTAGACTGTGCCGGTCGAGCGGCTCGGCGTCTGCCATGTCTGATTGACGCCGATTCCCCCCTTGGTCCAGGAGCCGGCAGCGCCCAGGACATAGCCAGCAGAGCCCTGCCCGGACGATGGGGCGGGCACCAACCCCTGAATGCCGCCGGAGCCGCTGTCACCTGTAAAAACCGGCAGCACTGCCGCCGCCTGCGCTGCCGACATGTCGGTGACGTTGGCGGTCGCATTGGTGTTGTTTCCCTTGAAGCTGAAAGCGCCGGCCTGCGCGAGGTCGGAATTAGTGATCGCATTGGTAACGCCAGAGAGGTCCGAAAAGGCCGGCTGCGCTGCGGAAACCGCTCCCGTCGTCGAAATCTGCGTCAGAAACTGGTGTGCGACCGAAGCATGGCTTTCAATGCCGCCGAGGCTTGTTGGCTGAGGTGTCGGAAGATCAGCGCCGAGAAGCGCGCGAAAAGCAGGAGCAGCACTGCTGCCACTAACAGGCCCAGCAAAAACCGTGTTGGCGCTTTCATTGGAAAAGCTCACCATGCTCTGCGGCAACGACGTGCAGGCGGAGGGTTTCGCGGTAGAGCCCGAGGTGTTGCAGAGAACCGTCTGGTCGGGAATCGACGGCATTTGCGCGAGCGTGATCGACGCAATATCGGAAACCAGCGTGCCGGTCGTATTCGCCCATGCTACCAGATCACCAATGACCGTTGTGGTAGGTCCGACAATCCCCCCAACCGAGAACGGAAATTCATAGGAGCTGCCGTTGATGCTGAAAGTGAACGGGAGCGCCGATGCCGTCGCGCTGTGCCCATAGGCGACAAGACCACCGCCCTGCGCATTCGGGCTCATGCAAAGGTAATGGTAGCCCGTGCTGTTAGTCGTCGGCGCGTCGAAATCGCAGAGATTGGTGTTGAGCGGACCTACGCCGGCATTGGCATAGGGCGGCTGTCCGTTGCCACGGACGGTCAGGCCGAGTTCTTTGGGGTTGACGTTGGGCGCCCCGCCATTGGCGGTTCCCGCGTCCTGAACGACCGTCTGATAGCTCGAACCCGGCACGTACATGGGCAGATGCCCAGCAGTGAACGGGCCCGCCTGGAGCACGGCGCTCTGGGCAATAGCTGTCGCCGGCCACAGCGCAATGAGCGCTGCGACCAGAAGGGCTTGGACGCGCATGGGGAAGGCCTCAGTAGCCGTCAGTGGCGTTTTCGTCGTCTTCGGATTCGAGGGCCATATCCTCGATCTGAGCTTCGACACGCCAGCACGGACCGCCGGCGGTATCATTCATCGAGACCGAGGTGACGCGCGCCATGCCGAACAGGTGGAAGGTCTCTCCCACCTGCGTGTCGGAAGGATCGATGCCCAGCTTTCCGAACTCGGAAGAGGTCAGGCAAATCTTTAGGCCGTAGGGAAATTCGGGACGATTATCGAGCGCGAGCGGCATGACCGCATCGAGCTGTTCCTCGTCGTCGAGCTCCATCGAAACCATGGTGCGCAGCTTGGCCATGTGCTTACTCCGCCGCCGCCGCTTCGACCGCCGGTTCTGCCGGCTGCTCTGCGCCTTCGACCGGGGCCGCGCCGCCCATTTCGGCCGACTGGCGCGTGTTCATGTCGTCGATTTCCTTTTCGTGCCGGGCATGCATCTGGTCGTGCTCGGAGCGGTGGTTGCCGTGCATATCGCGACGTTCGCCACGATGCCGCTTGTGCATCGTCTCACGCTCCTCGGCGTGGCGCTTGGCGATGTTGTCATCTTCACCTTTGCGCTCGTGCGAGGCGTCGGCTTTGTCCTTGTCGACGCGCTTGTCTTCACCCTTGCGCTCGGCGGCGCGATCATCGGCCTTCTTGCCCTCCTCGCGCTTTTCGCCTTCCCGTTCGTCGTGCTCATCACGAATTTTCTTCGACGACGGATGGTCGTAGAGTTTCGATGCCATGGCTCAGTCCTCGTGCTTGGTGCGGTTGTAGAGCCGGTGGCGCCGTGCCTTGGCGTGGTCGGCTCCCATCAGGGCGAGTGCGAGACGGGCTTGTTTGCCGGTCTTGTCGGTGTCGCTTTTATGAGCCTCGGCGAACGCGCGGGTCGATTCGCCCGCATGCTCGGCCTTGGCGCGGAACTGGCCGTGGGCGTTAGCCGTGGCCTTCTGCATCCATTTCTTGGGCTTGTCGGCCATGGGAGTTGTCCTTTGCGCTACGTCGAGAAGGGTCGGATGCGCCATTTCTCAGGGGCTGCGATACCAGGTGAGCTTGGCAAGGACGTAAGTGACGCAAATCGGCGTGTTGGCGACGCCGGCCGTCGGCGCGCCGTTGATCGTCTGCCCGCTGTTGGCGTTCCAGGTCAGCGCCGTCGTGGTCTGGGTCGAAAGGAAGCATTCGCGCTGCCCATCCGACGGATTGGCGGCCGTGGTCAGCGTGACGGCCGCGAGAGTTGCCGCCGGCTGCATGAAGATGTCGGTCGTAGAGTTGCCGAACGTGTAGGTGTTGCCCGACGTCGCGACACCCAGATTGATATAACCGGGAACGCCAGTAACCTGCGCGGGCGTGGCGTAGACGTTGCCGGCGGTCGGGGCGCCATGCGGAACGACCTGGATCAGGTCGTTGGTATTGATGGTCGACGCCTGCGGGACCTGAATGGTCTGCGCGATGGCAGGCCCGGACAACGCGAAAAGGGCCGCAAGCGCGAGCCCGAGAAGACGATTCATGATTTTCTCCTTGAGATCGGGCGATCAGCCCAGAATGGAATAGTTGTAGATGCCGGTATCCCCGGCAGCTGCGGCAACGTCGAACCCGGTGCCGGGCGTAATCGATGTCTCATACGGCTTTCCAGCCGGGGTGCCGCCGTTCACGTTCTTGAGCGTGTAGACGATAATCGAATTGGCGGTGACATTGGTGTTCGCGACGGCAACGGGGGTTGTCCCGTTGGCGGTAAACGTGCCGCCGGCGAAGAGCACGCCGCCGATCAGAGAGCCGCCGTTGTCAGCGGCCAGACGGCCAGTATTGCCATCGTTGATGAGATTGAAGTCTTTCTGGCCAGACTGGACAGCCATGGTTCAGGCTCCTTTAGGTGTTGGAGATGACGGCGACGCGCTGGCCGGGGATGACGCCGAAAGAAATGATGGTGTTCGCCGGAAGGCGAAGGTTCCCCGTCGTTGCCGTGGGGTTGCTGCCGAACGCAATCGAGCAGATCGCGTCCGTTGAAATCATGACGGCTTTGGTCTTGGCGCTGAACGCCGCAGATTGAGCAGACGTGCCGCCAATGGCGACCGGCGTCTGGTCGAGCAGTGCCGGTTGCGGCAACTGAATGCCGGGAAGCGTTCCGTCGACGGTGACGGGGTTCTCGAACTCGCTGATATAGAGCGCGGCCATCAGACGTGCTCGCGAGCCTGCCGCGCAGCACGCTCAACCGCCGTGGTGCGGCGGGCGGGCTCGGCGATCGTGCCCAGGACATGAACATCCTTGGCGCGAGGATCGTGCTGGTTGACGATGCCAAAATCCGGATCGTCGTTCAGAGACGGTTCGGTAACTTCCGGCGCTTCGTCGTCATAGTCCATCGGATCGATGACACGACCATGAGCGCGGGCCGTCTGACTGGCCGTTCCGGTAATGATGACGCCGGAATCAGTGACCCAAAGCGGCTTCACCTCAAGCGGCACTTCGGAATCGGCGTTGTTGCTGATCGACCGCCGATAGGCGGCGTAGATCGCCTTGGCGGACTTGTTGATCGGCTTCATGTGCTCACCGGGGATTGCCATGTAGACAACCTCGGTGGGGATCTGTGCGCCGGTACGGCGATCCACCGTAAACGGCTGGACCAGCTTGTCCTTGAACCATCCCGCTGCGATCAGGCGATAGCGCGGGCGCTCGCCCTTCGGCAGGTCGCGGGCGGCCAGAAGCAGGGCTTCCATGTCCTTTCGGCCCGCATCGCGAGCCGCAAGGATTTCAACCGGGACCCGCTTGCGGCCACTGCCCTGATCGGCCATCTGGGCAACGGCCAGCGCAATCTCGTTGGCGATCGAGGTGGCATCCTGTCCCGCACCTGTGGAAGACGCGCCCATGATGGATTTGACCTGCGCCATCAATTCGGCACGGATCGCCTCAGTCTGCCGGGCGACTTCGGCCGCGACCGCCATCTGGAAGTCAGGGTTTTCGGTGTCGGCCACCGGCTCGACCGGCAGGCGTTCATTTTCCGTCATGGGCATTTCCTTGTTGAGGGGGATTTTGCGTGGCCGGCCGCGCGGCCTCCGAAGCGGCCGGCTCATCTCAGTTCACCGCCCCGACGACGTAATTGGGCGCCTGGAACTGGGCCGCCCAATCGTCACGATCCATCGTCACGATCGCCGAGGAAATCGTGCCTGCCGTGAAGGCGAGGCCGGTCGCGACGACGAAGTTGAGCCGCAGGAACCGCGGATGCTCGCCGGCAGGAAAGCTCGGCGGAAAATCGAAGCGGGCGAGAATCTGCTCCGCCGTGAGTTCCGCCGCAGCAATGGCGCCGGTTTCGATGAAGGTGGTCCACGTGCCGGGCTGGCCGTTGGCAGTGTCGGGCGCGCCCTGGAACTGGACGTTCAGGGTCGCGCTGTCGCTGGTGGTGAAGGCGGTTCCGACGTTGACCTGCACCTGCGGCTTGACGCCGCCAATGCCGGCATCTTCGCCGAAGTAGTAGCCATTGCCGCCCTGCCCGATGATACGCTCGGTCGGGACGACGCCCACACCGAGCCCCAGAAGGTCAACGATGTTGGACGCCTGCGTGCCGGCGGTCATATTGAGCGGCGAGCCGATGGGAACGAAGGAAACGAGGCTGTCGATCAGCATTTTTGCAATCCTTTCCGATGCTCAGGAGACCGGAGTCTCGGTATTGGTGAGCTGATCGACGACCTTGATCGGGATACCGCGCCAGGTGTCGACGGGCTTGCCGGCATAGTCGTTGAGAGTCAGCAGGACGTTGCGGTTGCGCATGGCCTGGATATCGAGCCACTGGCGCACGGTGCGGTTGGCATAGAAGACGGCGCGAACCGTCACGTCGTCACGCGGCGCATCGGTCTTGGTGATGCCCGAGGTCGGCGGCGTGTATTTCGGGAACCGCATGATCATCGAGGACATGTTCACGAACAGGTCGAGCGGGTCGTTGCCCGCGAGGCCAGCCGTGGTCACGTCGATGTTGGCGAGGCGAACCGCATACCGCCAGTCCATCGGCACGAGGCCGATCTGCTGCTGGAAATACGAGGTATAGGCCTCGAAGCGATTGCCGACATTGTCGTAGGCAGGGACGGTATCGCCCTTGTCTTCCATCGACAGGCCGGCCTTGGAGCCGCGCGGGAAGACCGCGAATAGCGAACGTTCACCCCAGCCGCAGAGCCAGAGCGAGGCGTTGTTGGAGCCGGAACCGCCGCCATCGAGGACGTTCGCCGCGTTCTGCGCGTTCGCCTGGTTGATGGTATTGTAGAAGGCGGAGAGGCCCATGAACTCGGCAGGATTGGCGACCGTGTTGCCGTAGAAGATGGTCTGGGCGACGGTCTGCGACATGCCTTCGAGGAAGGCCACGTCTTCCGATTCGCGGAACGCCATGGCGTCGCCGGAATGGGCGGCGAGATCGCGATCGATCTGCGAATAATCTGCCAGCATGCCAATGCCGACACGCGCCTTGGCGCTGGTCGACTTGCTGTAGGGGACGCCCTGATTGTACTGGCGCCAGGTGCCAGCCGGGATCGACGTGCGGAACATAAATTCATGACCGCCCATCTCGTTCGCTTCGATGACGGGCATGTCATCGGCGTAGTCGTTGGACTGGCTGAGCATTTCGGCGAGATCGCCAATGCGGCCAGTGGGATCGCGGCGCAGCGCCACGTCCACAAGGGTAGGCCAGCTACCTGTAGCCAATTTCGTAATCCTTTCGATGGGACGTGGCTGCCGCCGCTGGCCTGCGGTCGCTCACGAGAGAGAGGGCTGCCCCTAGGGCTGCTCGTTCTGCATGGATGGGTACATGCGTTGAGACCGGCTTTCGCCGGGTCGTCTGCCATTCTCGGGCACTGGTCTTGCACCGGGAGGGGGCATCGGGGGTTCGTCGAACTTGCGTGCGACGTTGTGCAGCAACCGGAGGAAGTGGATGTTGTCCCCTGCCCCAGTCACGCGAAGAAAGGTGTCGAAGGCCTTCATATCGGCCTCGTATTCGGGCGAGCCTTGCTTGGCCTGAGACGCGAATTTGTCGCGCATCCGGGCAATGGCGCCCATGGCGGTGTCGTGGCCGGCACCACCCAGAACGGGGTCGGCCATGACTTCCTTGAGCCAATTCGATCGGGTCTCGTTGAAGACGCGCCACTGCTCGCGGCCGAGATGTTCGGCGTAGTTGGCCATCATGGTTTCGGCCATGCCGAGCAGGTTCTGCGCACCCTTTTCGGGGTCGCTGCGGAACGCATCCAGAGCCTGGTGAAACTGCTCGCGCTGCGTGTCGTCCATCTTTATGGATTCGGGCAGCTCGTATTTGTACTCGACCTTCGGAAGCTCTGGCTTGGCCTCTTCCGACTTTACCTCAGCGTCATCTGCCGGCTTTTCTTCGCCGGGCTTTGCAGCAGCGGGATCGGCTGGTTTGTCGACCTCTTTGGCCTCGGCGGCCTTCTCTTCCGCCTTGTCCTTTTGCTCGGAGACGAATTTCTCGAGCAAAGACGGCGCGGCCTCTTGGGGAGCAGCGCCAGCATCCGAGGGAGGAGATTCAGATGCTGGCGCTGGTTGGTCCGCCCCGGAGGCCAGTTCTGGAGCGGCAACGGGTTCTGCGGGCGCGGACGCTGCCGGCGCAACCGGTGTCGCCTCCGGCGCGGGTGCCGCAGTGGGATTTTCAGGATCGGGAGTCATTTGGCCTCACTTGCGCCGGGTCTTGGGCGGCGGCTGAAATCTGCTGTCGTTTTCGGTGAGCATCAGGAACACCGCCTGATGGTCGATCTGCTGCCAGCGCTGGTAGAGCCCGAGCCCAAGCGCTTGCTCTCCGGCATGAAACCAGGTGGCGTTGGCGTCTGGGAACCCGGACGGCCCAACCGCAAAGCGGGTGTCGAAAGTGTGCGCTGCGTTCAGGATGCCGTAGAGCACTCGGCGCCCAACAGGATCGGCGAGAACGGCGCGAAGGTAGGTTTCTTCCTGTTCACGCTCTCTGGCCAAAGACCGGCGACGCTGCGCGACCTTTCGCGGACTCGCGGCGTCCTCGGTCGGCTGCTCAGAGGGCAAAACCTCTTCTTCCGCTGCGATGTCATCGAGCGGTTCGTGATCGTTGATGTCGGGCATCTAGTTCGGCAGGATCACGCCACCGGGGGACACGTTGTAGCCCGGCACTGGCGCACCGATCCTGCGGCCCATATCGGGGACGACCGGCAGTATGGTGCCGATCCGTCCCGTCTTTTGCGTCTGCAGCAGCTCAGCCGCCTTGTCGACCGCCTTGAGATTGGCTTCGAGCATCAGAAACAGCCGGTTCTTTTCGCCAATGTTAAAGTGATGCCGAGCGCCGCTGCGCGGGTCTTTCCAGCCACGAAGCCAACCACCGGCTTTCTGGTGACACTGCGCCATAAGCGATGCGATGCTGTACCAGCGGGCATCCTGACGGAACACGGCGAGCTGCCGCGACGCACCCTCGACCAAGTGCAGGTGTTCACGCAGCTTGTTGTATTCCGGCCCCTTGCGCGACGAGACGGCGAGATTGGCGGCGCACTGGATGCACTCGCGCAGAGAAGTGCGGAGACGGTCGATCACTTCTATCTCGGTGAGGTCGCTCATGCGGCTCCTGTCGGCGTGGGCCCAGCAGGCGCGCCCATCATCTGGCCAAGCGCATTGCCACCGCTGATCTGCGTCTGGCTCAGCGTCTTGGCTGCTTCTACCGCAGCCATGGCAGCCGGTCCGGCTTGCTGCGCGGCCTGTGCCTGCTGCATCTTCTTGTCCTGCGCCTGCACCGCGGAATCGGGCAGAAAGAGGTCAACATCGAGGCTGTTGAGGTCGCTGTATTCCTTGAGCATCTTATCGAGGTCCAAGGTGCGAGACGGCGGCAACCGACCCGACGAATGCGCGGCGGAATCGAGCACGCCGGCCATGCCCATCACGTCTTTCATGGCAACCGACCCGGAGGCGTTCTGCGCCAGCTTCATGATCGACACGTAGTCGAATTTGAGCGGCACATTGCGCAATGACTGCGGCAACGGCTTCAGCAGCCGCTGGCGGCGCATGATATCGAGAATGCGGCGCAACGCGGGGCCGGCAAACTCGTTTTCGAACATCTGGACGAACGGGCCGAGTTCCTGCAACCGCTCCAGGTTGCGCTCTGTCAGCTCCAGTTCATTCTTCGGCTGGACGCCCTCCATGCGCGTGATCGCCATGAAGAGGTCGACGAACAGGCAGCGCTCGATGCGAGAATTGACCTGCTCGATATCGGCGGTAAGACCGCTCAGCCACGTCGCGTTAGGCTCGAATGCCGGCTTGAACCCCACCTCGCCGTTCGCCGTCGACACATAGGTGATGTTGCCGGGGACGATCGATGAAGGTTCGTTCTTGAGCTGCGGGCTCGCGACCATAGGCGGCCGGACGCCCTTTTCGATGAACTCCGCCTTGCGACGGGTTTCGAGCTGGACTTGCTTATTGTCCCCTAGCGCATCCATGCAGGGCGAGCGCCCATAGGCGTCATTGCTGGAGGTGGCCCAGCGAGCGGCCATGAACGGCGTTTCGTTGAAACCGGCGACACTCAGGGGCTTGTCGGTCTTCTGGCCCTTGAGCCAATAGACCTCGCGCCACGTGAAACTTCCTGGGATGACGCCGATGTCCGGTCGCCCATCCTTAGGCGCGATGGCGAAATTCGGCTCGATCGCATGGCAGACGACCATTTCGACATCGAGCGAGCCACCGCCAGCCTGCCAGAGCTTCGTGACCTGCTCAGGGCAGTTCTCGACCTTAAATTGCTCGATGATCTCCGCAATCGTGAAGTTGAACTCACGGTAAAGCGTATCGACTGAAAGCCGCGAACCCGCCGCAAGGTAGTATTCTCCAGCGCATGGGCCATAGCAGCGGATTACGTCGTCGAAATCCTCGTAGATGATAACTGGCGCCGTGCCGAAAACCGTCACGTCCTGAAAGGCTTGCGCCATCACGGTATAGAAGTTCGACCGCGACAGGATAGTGTAGAGCTTCTGCTGGGTATCCTCGATCCAGGACTTGCCGTCAGCATCGAGGTCCATCCACGGCGCGCCAACAGCGATGGAGAACCACGGCCGGCTTGGATTCATCAGCCCCATCAGCAGGCCGGCGGCGCAGGTTCGAACCGCTAGGAGGCCCGTGGAGTCGATGATAGAGTCATTGATCGGCGCGCCCTTCCAGAAACGGTTGGGCACGACCAGCCACTTGTAGCGGCGTGGCAGGAAATATTGAGCTAGCAGCGCCCAATGCACCCACCAGGACCAGCGCCAGGACCGCAGCATCCCAAGCCGCGCTTCGAGGTGCGAATAGAGTTCCGTCCATCCAGGCGTGACAGCACGGTCGCGGCCGACGGGCTGCTGCACCGGCTGGCGCGAAAGCACCGTCGGCCCCATGCCAGCGTATGGCGGGGATTCTGCCTCGGCAGCTGTTGCGAGCAAATCAGGCCCCGAACAATGCCTTGGGCGCAGTAGACGGCGATGCCGCCCCCTGCTGCGAGGTGTTCACGGTACGGTTGAAGCCGCCCTTGCCTGAGGCAGCGGCGGCCGCATATTGCGCGGCGCTCTGGGCGGCTTGGACGTTGGCATTGGCCGCCGTCGGTGGGGCGGGCGGCGGAGGCGGTGCTGCGGGGGCTGAGCCCCCTAGTCCCAAAAAGCTCATTTCGTCTTCAGCGCCTTCGGCGCGGTGTTGGGCGTTGAGGGTTTCTTGCTCAATTCTTTTTCTCCGGCGTCGGAGCGTCCGTCGACAGCAGGCCATTAGTCAGAAATGCTTCGACCTCTCCCGCCGCTTTGAGCAAGCTGGCGACGCTATTGATACCCAAGTCCAGTCGTGCAGCAGTCACCGTCTGGAGTGCCAATTGGCGAGCGTTGGACGTAACGATGCCGTTTTGAGTGTCGATGCGCATGGGGTTCTGGCCTTTCACCTGTAAGGATCGTGCTCGTAACTGTGCTGGACGGCGCTGCTCAGACTGGCGAACGGATCGTATTCAGCTTGGTGTCGTGATCTGCCCATCGGGGATCTAGGTGACACTGGTTCGGCGAAGGTCAGAACAAAGGCGTCAGCATCGTCGGGCGAATAGCCGAGCTTGATCTTGACATCGTCCTTGGGCTCGAGGAGCAACCGATCGCCCACGAAGGTATAGGTCGTCTGCGCCAGAGCCGCCTTGATCTCGTCGGCATCGCCGGGCAATGCGCCGCCATCCTTGATCCACTGGACGGCATCGAAATACATCTCGGTGCGCTTGTTGTAGTAGCGACCGGAATCGTGGGCCTTGGCCGAAAAAGCGATACCAATCGGCGCGCGACCCAGAAGCTTGAGCTGGTCGATCCAGCCAGCACCAAACCCGCCCGTATTGTCCACGAACGCTGCGTCTGCGTTGCTGTCAGCCCACATGCGGGCAACGACACCAGCACCTTGCAGGGAATCCACGTTGCGAAGCTGCCGCCTCGGCAGCAGTTGAATGCCACGCCGCGGCCGAATGACCGAACTGTCATCACCGAACCGGGCAACATCGACGCCGAACACCAGCGGAAACTTGTTGATCTCGAATTCGCGGTACAACCGATTGGACGCCGCGTTCAGCTCCTCCGGCCCGATCAGTGCGTTGAGGCTGGACGGCGGGAACTGGCCAAAGACGTTGACCAGTACCCAGGGATTGTCGCGACCGTACTTCTCAATCTGCTCTTTCGCCCACTGGACGCTGATACGTGGTGACCGCTGCGGATTGTCCGGGTCGCCAGTGATCTCGACCACGTACCACAGCCGTCGCTCTGCCGTGCAGGCCTTGTAGAGCGGCCCTTCCAGCATCGTCGGGTTGCCGGCTTGGAGAATGTGCCCTTCTATGCAGCTCGAAAGCGCCGCTTCCGCCGACGCCATTACGGCTTCGGGGATGCCGCCGCTTTCGTCGAGCACGAACAGGATGTAGTCGGCATGAAGGCCGGCCAGTGTATCAGCCTGCCGCGACTTGTCTGCCGTCTTGGGCCACGTCCGAAACGCCATCCACCACGTCTCGGGATGGTCATTGGCGAAGATGCGCGACTTGGTCCAGGTGAAGGCGTGCTTGAGCAGTTCCGATCGGGCCTGCCACTTGGCCATCTCAGTCCAGAGATTGTCGCGAAGATTATCCTCGCTGATCGATGTTGCCGCGACCTTCGGGTGTGGGCGCGTCAGCAGGAAGTTCCAGCATAGCCACGCCAATAGCGCTGTCTTGCCCGGACCTTTGCAAGCCTTCATGGCAATGCGTTGATTGGCCGGGAAAGCTTCTAGAACCTCCTCCTGCCACGCGTCTGGCTCAACGCCGAACAAGTCGCGAACCATCTGCGCCGGGTGTTCACGCCACGTCCGGATTTGGTCGACGGCACCTGTCATGCGCGCAAAATCATTTCTATCGACCCCGTGATTTACCCACACATGGCCGCGTCATTGATAGGGGAGTACGATAGTTTTGTTCTACTCTGGCTTCGGGATGCTGGCCGTGACGAGGCTTTCAAGCGTCAGCGTGCCGGAGTGTTCGACCTGCTGTTTCTCACGCCACTTTTCGGGGCTGCGGTTCTTGAGCCAGAAGATCGCCGCCGTAACATCAGGCGGCACATGCTCGCGGGTCGGCACGCGCACAACCTCGCCTTTGACGGCCATCACCTTCTCGCTGTCGAAGGTGTAGCCCGTGGCGCGCTCATATAGGCGTCGCTCCACATTCTGGTCCGCAAACTGTCGCGCCTCGTTTATGGCACGGCAAAATTCCTCGTGCTCGACGAGCCAGCGGTCAACGGTGCGGATGTTGACGCCGAAAAAATCGGCCAGATCAACGTTGGTCGCGCCAAGGTTGCAAAGCTTTTTGGCCTGCTCGGCGAAGCTCGCCTGGTACTTGGGCGGACGCCCTGCCCGCTTGGCTTCGGGCTCCGGTTTTTTGCCTTCGGCGCGGTCCGCGGCTTCCGCAATCTCGTCGTCGGTGAGTGGCTTACGGCGCATTGCTCAATCCAGCCCGTTACCAGCCACCCATATCGCCACGAGCACGGCAAGAATGATTGCGCCGATAATGAGCGAGGGGAAAGTGAGCAGCGACGGGAGAGACATTGCCTTACGCGTCCATCCGCAGCATCTGCCGGACACCGTAGTCCGTCCCAGCCACAACCAGATAGCTGGCCGGCAGGCGCTCTGTGCGAACGGCATCGATCACGACAACGTCGGCATTGGGGACCGCTGCCCTGACGGCATCAGCGGCGCGTTGAGCAGCCGCGCGACCGGCATAGCCGGAATCGCTTTCGATCGTGATGCGCATGGGGGTGACAACCTCGCGCGATTTTCGGATTTGGTTGCGGACGCCGAGTTGCACGGCCTGGTCCGGCTTATGGGGCCGGTGAGCGCACTGGCGCTCTTATCCGCCTGAATTTGCTGCCGCTAGCCGCCCTGAAAAGCGAAAGCCCGCTGGCGGAGCGGGCTTCGGTGGACGGATTTCGAGCGTGACGAATCACTACCCTATTCGCTTAGCGAGTGTCAACACAAATCGAACAACGATTAGCCGTTCACCTTTGGTCTCCGTATAATGCCCCACATGTCGGCGAGATCGTCGAGTCCGTTTCGAAGATTGTCCGCAGCTGTAAGCCTGTCCCGGCTGGCGGGCGCCAGTTGCTGCAGCGAGAGCCCCTGCCCGCATACTTTGCAGATCAGGTCATAAATCCGCGCGCCGAGAACTTGTCGGCAGCGGACAAGCTCGCGGCCGGCGTCGATCTGGCGCTCGCTGATCGCCTCACGGACGCCACCGCCATCGACAACCTCCCGGGTATAGTCGAGCGCCGCTGAGCCGGCGCCACCGCATCGCTCCCACACCGATCGGAACCGATCTGCCGTCTGCTTCTGCGCCTCATTGAGGAGCTTTCGCGCGAACAGCATTTCGACGGCGCTTTCCCCCGCATTCTTCCGCACCTTGATCTTTCGAGGGTTTGTCGGACCAGCGTCATGGTCCGAGGTGAACATCGGATTATCGACGTGGCTGTCGATGACCGACATCCTGTCAGCCGCCGTCACCTTAGCCCTTTGCCTCTTCATCTTCTTCAAGACACCGCACCCCTTATTTAATCTCTACCAAATCAGTCGTCTATCTTGGCCCCTCGAACCCTTTTCTGCCGTCACAGGGAGCCCGAACCCCCTGTGACGCCCCTAGCGAGGAGGACGCCCAAAACCGTGTCAGGGCGCGCATACTCAGTTCCTTTTCCCCCTCTCGGGGCCGGACGGGTTCGCCGTTCGTTGCGTTGGGGCCACTCATTGCGGCTGGCCCCGCCGAAAAACCGTGTTCCGGGTTGCTATCCCGGCCTGAAGGCTTTCCGGCCACAGTACCGCTCCGGGGACTGCCCGGCTGCCGTGACGGCCTGGGGAGCTATGGGTCACGCTCGCGCCAGAATTTTTTGTTTCCCGTACGCTTGTTGAGGCCGGGCACTCGGATCGGGCATTTTTGCGGAGAACGTCCCGAAGCAAACCGTTGGTCATCCGGGCTAAGCCGCCTTCCGCATCAGCTCGCCGATCAGCCGCTGCACGGCGAAAATGCCGTCGCGCTGGTGCATGTCGTTGATGTCCTGCCCGACCTCGGGCGGCATGATGTAGGGGATCCCCGCTCGCCGGGCGTAATGCTCGCCGGTGCCTAGGCCGTCGAATTGCTCGAGCGGCTTGTCGTGATCGGCGGCGATGTAGCGGCGCCCGGAAAGGCTGGCAGCGACCTTGGCGAGGTTCGATGCCGAAAAGCAGCAGAGGATGGTATCGGTCCTACCGACGCCCTTTAGCGCGGCGCGGAGTGACAGGCCGGTCGCGAAGCCTTCGCAGAGCCACGTATCGCGCCCCTTGGAGATCCGGTGCGTGGTACCTTCCATGGCGCCGCCGGCCAGAAACTTCTTGGTGCCGTCCTCCGAAATGATCTGGACGGAGCTGATCTTGATGCCGAGACGGGCCGGGACGACCAGGCCGACATAGCTCTCGGGGGCAATCAGCGAGTCGGCCTTCTTCTTTGCCGACTCCATAATGGCTGCCAGCTTGTCGCGGCCGATCACGAGTGCCGTCTCGTCAGGGAAACCCTTGGCGGCCAGATAAGCGTGGCGCCCGATGGTCGATGCTTCAACGATCTTTGCAGCTATGCGTGCCGCCTGGTCGGCGCGGGCCTGAGCCTTGCGCTCGGCATCGGCGATATCTCGGGCATATTTCTGGCGATCGGCGGCCGATATGCTTTCGCGGCCGGCCAGCCATACGGTTGCTTTCGAGCCGTCGACCCAATTCCACGCGGTGACGCGGCGATCATCGCAGATCAGGCGACCGTCACCCCTACCAGACGCGCCCTTGCCGATCACGTCCGCGTCGATCCACCGGCGCATGGCGATCTGGCCGTGCGGCGGCTCGATACCTACCTCGGCACAGGCGCGGGCGACGGCTTCGTCCATCGTCATTGGTCGCCGCCCGCAGTCAGGTCTTTGAAGGGCGCCTTTGGATTGGCTTTCATCAGAGCGCAAGCGAAGTCGTATGCTTCGTCTTTGGACCCGAATATCTCCGCCACTATTGGCTCAGAGACGCCCTGCTCCATCAGGCACGTGAGGTACAGTTCCTCAAGCTCACCGTCACCGCGTTCAACGGTGATCGTGAGATTCCGAGGCAGATGATTGTCGTTGGACGGCATCACACAGCCCTCGCCGTGTTCTTGCGGAACCGCCGTACTTCTCGCTCGACAAGGGAATATTGGTCGGGCGTTACCCGCGACGGGTCGCACGGAATGCTGTCAAAGCTGCGTGGCGGCCAGCGTTCGTAAATGCCCTTCCAGATACCGGCCGCCCATTTACGGGCATGTTCGGGCCCCTTGCTCGAATAGGTAGAGGTGTATGACAACGCCGCGACCCATATGGCCTTCGGGTCTTTCAGGCATTCCGCCCGAAGCCCTTTCCGCGGCTCGAATCGCTGGCCCATGGTCAGGTCGAAGTCGACCAACTCGCCTTGGACAAACTGGATTTCGCCGCGCTCCGGCCGCTCCCATCCACAGGCCGGGCAGCACGGATTTCCGACTTCCATCTGCGTGCCACATTCGGCGCAGAACCGCTCCTTGCGCACCTTCTCTTTCGGTTCGCGGACCTCGCTGTCTTTCTTCGATGCGGACGACAGGCTGTCGACGCCGTATTCGAACAGCCATGCGGTGTCCTCGGCGAACGCGATGCTGTTTCCGGAGTGATCCAGCCAAAGACCGAACTCCTTGCCAGGGTGGATTCGCATCACCCGACCCATTTCCTGAATATGACTCGAAAAGGACTTCCGGTACGGGCGGCAAGAGATGCCGCACATCACGTCCGGAACGTCGAATCCCTTGGTGAGGACAGCGCACGACACCAGCCCATCAATCGCGCTGTCCGGCTTGCGGAACTCCGCAATTTTGTTGCGACGGTCATCGTCATTGGCGTCGAAGTAGCTGATCTGCTGAAAGTTGAACCCGGCTTCAGCGAATTGGCGGCATAATTCCGACCCATGCTTTACCGACGGCGAAAACACGATGGTTTTGACCGGACCGCCGAATGTCTTGCGGGTCTGTTCGATCCACGTCTTTACAACATCGCCGATAATGACGATGCCACGCGACCCGGCGTCCTCCTCCTCGTACTCGCCGTTGAACTTCCTCTTGGCCCCGGCCATGTCCGGCGAGACACAAGCCTTGATGCGCAGCGGCGACAAATACCCCTCGCCCAGCAGCTTGTTGACCGTGGTCACGTTGACCAGTCCGTCCCACTGCTCGGCCATGCCAGCGGTAAATGGTGTGGCAGTGAGGCCGATCACCTTTGCATCAGCGGCTCGGCCGATCAGGTCGAGGACTGATTTGTACGAGCAATGTGCCTCATCCCAAAGAATCAGGTCGGGAAGATCACGAATGCTGCGTCGCGCCAGCGTCTGCGCACTGGCAATCTGCACCGGTCTGGAATAGTCGGTCAGGAAGTGATCGGCCTGAATGACGCCGTGGTCGATGCCGTAATCCGAGAACACCGCACTGGTCTGGTCGATCAGCGACACGCGGTCGACGATGAACCATGCCCGAGAACCCTTGCGCTGTGATTCCGCGATCAGCTTGAGGCCGATGATGGTTTTGCCGGCGCCTGTCGGAGCGACCAGAACCTGGCGTCGCTTATGCTCGCGGATGCCTTGGCGAAGCGCCTCGATCGCGTCGTCCTGGTAAGGCCGAAGCTCAAGGGCGCGCGGCTCAGAAAACTGTATGTTCATCGACCGCCTCACCATTGTCAGGGTTGGTCTGGCCGGCGTCGTCGCTATAGCCCCGGCTTTCGGCCTCATGCTTGTAGCGAAGCTTCTCCTTGGTCTCCCATGCCGCCTTTTTCTTCCACGAAATCATGTCCGCGTTGGTCGAATAGAGCCGGGTTTCGAGGACGCGGATTTCCTCGTCCTTCCCAGCAATGACCTTCTCGAAGCCGCCCTGCTCGTATTGGACGGCCATTTCGTCGTACTTGGCGATCTGCCGCTTAAGGTCAGCGTTCTCCGCCTCGAGCGAGGCGATGTATTCGGCCTTTTCCTCGATCTCCGCGCTCAGGGCATCCGCATCGGGCGCCGGCTTTGACTTCGCCGCCTTCCCTTGGGCCCGGTATTCTTCCGAGCGCGCGCGATGCTTCTGCACAGCCGGGCTGAATTGCGCGGCAGTTTCCTCGCGCTGCCGATCGTTCTGCGCTTGATGGGTTTCGCGCTCGGCCTTCTGTTCCGCCTTCACCTGGTCAATTTCTGCCTTGACCTCCGGCGGCACGTCGGCCGGCTTGCCAATGTTCGCCGTGTTCATGGTGTAGGTTCTGCCGCGGCGCGTCACTTCGCGATCAACCGGCCTATCTTGTTTTTCAGACAAGATGGCGCGAACAAGGGTCCTGCTTACCCCGGCTGTTTCTGCGATCCACGTCTCGGGCTTTTTGGACCACTCCTCGTCGTTCAGCAGCACCATGACGGCGCTGCGCTTGTCGGCGTTTGTCCGCCGCAAGCCATGGTCAGTGTTGGCACCGACGCTGAAAAGCACGGCATCACGCTTCGTGCCCTCGCGCACATCGGCGGCAATCTCCGTCGCCCCGGCCGTGCGATAGGCGTGCCAGCGGTGAAACCCATCGGCCAGCCAGTAGTGCTTGCCATCGTGAAAGACCACGATGGGAGGGAAGTCGGCGCCGTCGCGGACGATCGCGGCATAATCGGCGACAGCCTCATCGTTGAGCGCCGCGCGGGACTGCGTGCCGCCGTCGATCCTGATGCTGTCGATACGAAGCATGTTGCTCATTTGCTTGCCTTCGTCTTTTCGGCGCGCACCTGCGCAGCCACGGTCTTGCGAATTTCGGCTTCGTACGGCGCCATGCGGCGCAGCCGCTCCGCCGTCGCCCGGAGGTCGCGTATCTGCTGCTCATCGAGGGTCGAGATCACGTATGAGCCCGGCTTCTCTGGCGTTATGGCGTTGAGCACGTAATCGAGCAGGTCGGCGTTCTGCTCTATCGTCATGGGCTCGGTATTGAGCGACATTGGTCAGCGCCCCGCTGCCCGGTCGGCGTGCATCTGGCAGTAGGACGATCCCTCGATCACTCCGGCACCGCAGCAGCGGCGTTCATCTGCCGGCGTGTCATCGCTCCACAGCGGCCATTTGCAGGTCGTGTTGGTGGTTTCGAGAAACGGAATGCCCTCGATATTGTCGATGATGGTCCGGAGCGCCGAGCCGGCCCGTTTCGGAAGCCGATGCACGGTTGTCGAGACGACGGGCGCTTCGACGCGGACCTTGGGCGCGACGATCTTCAGCGCCTCGCGAACGCGCTTGCCCTGGAGCTTCTTTGAGGATGTGAGATTGAGCGTCATGCGACGGCCTCGAAAAGACCTAGTTGATCCTTGGCGACAGGCGGAAGATCGGCGTCGGTCTGCGGATAGCGCCGACAGGCTTCTTTCCAGCTCACCCAGTGGAGCGGCACGCGGCGTTGGACGGGCTTGTCACGCTCGAAGATGAACCAGGCGAAGCATAGGCCGCCGGTGGCAAGCTTCGGGCCTTCCCAGCCGTGCCGGTGCATCATCGGCAGGCGCTCGGCGATGATATGCACCCTGCGCAGCCCGACGAACGGGAACCAGTTCATCCGCCCTTCGCTTTCGAGGAAGGCGAGGCGCAGCAGCACGGCCACATATGGCGCGAGATTTACGGCGCGCTCGACATACTCTTCGACGGCCCCGAACGGCGGGTTGGTGATGATGCCGAACTCGCCATCAGGCTTGAACCCGGTCGCGACCTCGGAGAAGAAATCCACCGCGCCAGTGCTATCGGGACAGCCCCACGAATGGAGATCTGTAGCGATGACATTGAAGCCCCGATTCCGCAGCGGCAGCACGAGTGCGCCAGACCCACACGACGGCTCCCAAATGGTCTTGGGAAGCCTGCCGTATTCCGCTACCAGAAGGGGCGGCAGCGCGGCATATGGCGACGCATAGAAGTCGGGCCCGCGATCGGCCGCGCTTGCCGTTTTATTGCCGGTAAGAAGGGCGCCCATCATACCCTCATCGGCATGATGACGCGGGTCATCGTGGCGTCATCATCGGACACGAGGATCGGCGAGCCCGCATCCCCCATACGCATCGTGACGGGGCCCGAACATGAGCCGAGCAGCGCCGCGAAATAGCTGCCGTTCAGGCCGAAGTCAGTCGCATCGTCAGCCCACACAGAACCGGGGACGCGAACCCTGGAACTGCCGTATTCCGCCGATTTCGCGTCGAGCCAGATTTCACCGGCGGCCTCGGAAAAGCGTGTAGCGACGCCATGCCGGTCACCGGGCACGCCTCCGATCTTTCCGAGCGCGTCTGCCATGACGTCGCGCTGAAAGGTGAACTGGCGAGCGGCCTGTTGTGCGCTCGGGATAACCCGGTCAACATCCGGGAACGTCCCCTCGATCATCTTCGCACGCATCCGGGTGCGGCCGAACACGAAGTCGACGACGCCTTCGCTTTCGACAAGTTCACCCAGCTCGTTCGGCTTCACCCGAGCGTGGACCGCCACATCGATTCCGGCGGTGAAGCGGCGAAGAATCTGAACCGTCTTGCGCGGAATGATCCGGGCAATAGGGCGCGCGGCGGGTTCGTCCGAATACCGGCACAGCGCCAATTTATGGCCATCGGTGGCAACGAGCCGCCGCCCGGAAGCCGTCGCCTGCCACGCGACGCCATTAAGATAATACCGTGTCTCTTCGGTCGAAATGCACCAGGCAACCTTGTCGAGCGTCGTTGCCAGTGAACCGCCGGCAAAGCGCTCCAGCAATTCGCCGGTCACGCCGCCCATGCTGGGGAAACCTTCAGGGTCGAGCGCACCAAGCTCATAGAAGGCATCGCCGCCGATGCTGATTGACGCGATGACCTCGGTTTGCGTGGCATCCCTGGAGCTGGACGCGCGCACCCGCTCAACGCGCTCGATGCGCATTTCGGCAGGCCCGGCGACACGCGAAATTGCCGCGAGAATGCGGGCATTGATGCAGACAGACCAGTCGCCCTCGGCGGCGATCACATCAAGTTCGGTCGATGCGTCGATATCGAGGTCGGTGCCGGTCACCGTAAGAACCGAGCCGGCCACAGACAGGCAAACATTGGCGAGGATCGGGTAGGTGTTTCGACGCTCGACGATAGCCGTCATGAGCTTCATCGCATCGCGAAGAGCCCTGCCCTCCAGGGACACGAACTGCTTTGTCGACAAGGCGTGCTTGTTCATTCGAATTGCCTCACAAAGGATGATTGGTGATGCCGACGATCTGCAGGCCCTTGGCGTCGGGATCGGCAGCCACGTGCTCATAGTTCGAAGCGGTCTGGATCACTTCGTCACCGCCTTGCGCAGGACCGCGCGGACATCGCTGGCGCGAATGCCAAGCTCCGTCGCGATCAATGTTGGGGTCCATGTCGGGTGCATCCTGCGCAAAGCGGCGACCCGTTGCGAGATTGTGGGCGACTTCTCGGCAGGCACTGATGGCTTCGGCTCGGGCTCAGGACGCGGCTGCGCCCATATGATCCCGAGCTCCGAAGAGAAAATCCGCAGGTTGACCAAGGGAATTTGCAGCCGGGCCGCCGCCTCATGCGGAGGCAGCCATGGTTCGATTCCGTTCAGCGCCGCGACTTCTCCGCGCTTGGCCGTCGTCTCTGCAAGTTCGCCTTTCGGCGCAACGAATACCGGCGCGGTCGGCGCCCGCAACGGCGGCTCTGGTGCCGTGGCCGGGACCGAGGGCTCGCCTTCCTCTCTCTTGCGGGGTGTTCCTTTATGGCCGAGCTTGATGCCCAGGGCGCTCAGGTGGCCGCCCACGGCGCCGGTGGTGAGGTTCAGATGCGCCGCGATCTTGGCGATCGTCCAATCGGGATGCTCGTCATGCGTACGGGCGACGCGCTCCTTTTTGGTGAGCGGTGCGGCCCGGGTGCCATCACCCTCCCCGGCCGGCTTGCCCGTTTCGACAGCCGCTGTTCCTTCCGGCTCCATAGGCTCCGGAAGCGAGGCTTCGGGCTTGCTGGCCGGGTTCTCTCCGGCCGTCTGCCGCTCGCGGCTCTCCTCGCGTGTGCGGGCGGGGAGGTGGATCGCACATTCGTCCTGCATCTCCCCGGAGCCATTCGACAACGGCTCCTGATCCGAGGTCTTTGCCTCCACTGGCCGAACAATCGCTGCGGCGAAATCGTCCGCAACATCGGGGAGCGGCTTAGGAGCCTCGGGATTCGTGATGCGCTCAAAATCGTCGTCGTGATCGGCAGCGACGGGCATGGCCGTCGGCGGCTCATAGAGCCGGAGGAGCTGATCCAGCGTCTCCAGCCGCAACTGATCGCGGGCGACGGTCGATGCTAGGCGCAACCGCTCGGCCTTTATCGCGACTATGAAGGACACGTGCTCGGTCATAGCGCCCATCCGTTCGCGATGATCTTCCGCATGCGCCAGGCGTCCCTGCCGGTGATCCGGTAGCGTTGCGCATGGCCCGTGAGCGGCGTTGTCTCGATTGAGACGCCAAGCATGCGAAGATCGGCGCGCAGCTGTGACACGGCGTCGGCGGTGGACCGGAGGAAGCCGAGTTCCGTCAGTGCATCTGTGATCTGGAACGTCGTTGCACCATCAGGGCGCAGCATCATCGCGATGATCTGGCGCATCCACAGGCGGGAGAAGAGGCCCGGAAGCGGCGGAGACTTGTCGTCGCCACTGACCGACATGTGGGCAGGCGGCACGCGGCCGGCGCGGCCTTCACGCGCTCTGGCAAGAAGGCATGCCGCATCGGGATAACGAAGCGCCTGCGCATCGAGCTTGCCAACCTCATCCAGCATCAGCAGCCCGTGAAGGCTGTCAGGGTCGACGAGACCCGTGCTCTTGAAGCGGCGGGAAAGGACGGGAGCGAGACTCATGCGTGCCCCTCCACCGTTCCGATGGTATCGCCGGCGGTGTGACGCCAGCGGCGGATTTCGTCCGCCAGGTCGGTAGCAAAGCGATCGGCATCATCGCCGGCCATGATGATTTCGGAGACGCACTTGCCCTTGGTGTTCAGCAATTCAATGTGCAGATGACCTTCGGGGCAGACGTGCCATTTGATGATGTCGCCGCGCTTGCTCATGGCCGGCCTCAGAACGGGATGTCGGCGAAATCATCGACGCCGCCGGCCGCCGGCACACCGTCCTGTGCCTGCGAACGTGTGCTTGCGTGCCCGTAATCATCCTCGCCGTTCGGCGGCGGCGGACGGTTGCCGCTCTGCTTACCGTCGAGCAGGTGCAGTTCGGCGCGAGGGCCTTTCAGCACGACCTCGGTCGTGTACCGATCCTGTCCGCTCTGATCCTGCCACTTGCGGGTTTGAAGGGAGCCGATGAGGAGGGTCTTGCTGCCCTTCCGGAGATATTTCTCGGCAACGCCGGCCAGGCCATCATTGTCGCCGGTGCCGAAGATCACGACGGAGTGCCATTCGGTCCGGTCCTTTTTCTCGCCGCTCTGCTTATCGGTCCACGATTCCGTGGTGGCGATGCGCAGATTGACGACCTTGCCGCCATTGGGCAGCGCACGCACTTCGGGATTTGCTCCCAAATTCCCCAACAGCTCGACGTAGTTTCGGTAGCCGGCCATTTCAGGCTCTCCCTGTTTCGATGCCGTAGAGGCCGATAAGCGCGGCTTCTGAGCGCCCGGCATCCATCTTGCGTTTGAATTTCTCGGCCATGTTAGGCCAGCGCCGGGTCGCCAGTTGGCGCGCCTGATCCTTGTCGGCCGTCAGGTGGAAGTGCTTCTTCCAGGTCTGCGGCGTCGGGGTTTCGATGCTCAGCCCGAGCGCCCCGGCCGCGCCGTGCAAAGCGCCTGCCGCAAGCCCGAACTGGAATGCCGAGCTTGCCCCATCAGTCGGCATCGGCCCGACATGTTCGATGACGACGCGACTGCCGGCGCCGGCCGCGGCAAAGACGCCGCCGACGGCATGAACGTTGATGTGCCGCTTGGTCCGGTCCTTGCCGGCGACGCGCTTGACGACCTCGAAGACCGGCATGTCGATGACATCGATCAGGTCGCCAGTATCCGAAAGGATCGCTATCGCGCCTTTCATGCCGGGGTCGCAGCCAAGGACCGTCATGGATCAGCCCTCGGCCGGCGGGTCGGTTTCCGTCAGCGCGGCTTCGGCGCCGACAACGATCGCTTCGTGCTGCGCCCGGTGCCGCTGCGCTTCGGTGCGTTCCGCGTCGCGCCGCTGCGTCTCGAACTCGACGGCGCGATCACGCTTGGCGTAAGCCGCCGCAACTTCGGCGTCGCAGTCATCGGCTATGCGCCGGATGGTATCGGTGGACGCCTTCTCGGCCCGGCGCTCGCGGGCATCGATCAGATCGACTTCGCCCAGGGCATCCATCTTGCGGCGCTGCTGATCGGCGCGGAACTCGCTGAGAGGATCGATGGCGGGAACGGTAAAGGCGGCAGGCGGGGCGTCGGCCAGCACAGTGGCTTCCGCCGCAGTATCGGCCTTGACCAAAGAGAGGTTGCGTCGTGTCATTTCGATGTGTCTCCATCCATCGCGGAAAGTGCTTCCATCAGGGCGTGCCTGTGATCGCGGTTCATCAGCGCCACCCCGAGCTCGATGTAGATCGGGGCCGCCTCGGCGAGGTGGTCGACGTCGCCGAAGCGCTCTATTGACCAAAGCAGTTCGGCCACGTGGCGCCCTGCCGGGCTGATCTGGCCGTCGATGGCTCGCACGTGATCCTGCCATTCCTCATCCGAAAGCGGCCGGCCTCTGGTGCTCATGTCGTCGTGCTCCGAAGTTGAAAGGATGCGGCGCCCGTTTGTCGCTGAGGGAGGAGCCGGGCGCCGATGGCGCGCTACAGAGCGCTGCTCATTTCGCTGCGATCAGACGTGGCGTACGAGCCACGCGATGCCGGACAGAAACAGGATCGCCCCGCCGATCAGCCAGCCGGCGACGATCCACGGAATCATTCGGATTGCCGCTGACAACCTCGTCGAGAAGCTGCTCCAACTGGTTGTCGATCCGTAGTTTCGCTGCCCGCAAAACATTGATGGCCTCTTCGATTGGGGTGGAGAATGCGAGCCGCCGCGCGCGGTCCATCTCGTCGGATCGGATGTTGTCGGTTTCGGCGTACCAAAGGACTTTCGCCCGGCTGGCGCTGATGCCCATCCGGCGCGCCGCACGAGCCCGCAACTGCTCTTCCTTCTCGCCGACGCTGGCCTTCCCGCCGATTTCCCGGATCAGCCGGGCCATTTCGGCGGCCGGACTTTCTGAAATCTTGGAGTGATTTTTCCAGCCTTTTGGAACGGCGATGCTGTTCACATCCGACTCATCGGGCGCTCGATTGGAACTCGACAGGACAAGGGATCGGTGACGCATGACGAACTCCGAAACGGAAAGAAAACCGGCCGCTACAGACGCCGGAGGCCGGAATGATTGATCACGACGGCAACCGCCCGATGCGCGTCACCGAGCCGAAGCCGGTTCAGCTCGTATTCGCCGAGGGCATTCGGGTTGAGGCGAGAGACGAAACCGTCAGGCTGATCGGGTGGATCGACCTCAGCTTGGCGCCGGGCCAGCGTGAGGAGCGTCGCATCGTGCTTCGCGTCGCGCTGCCGTCGCTGGTTGCGAGGGCGCTGGTGCGCGACATGCGGCGCGTGCTGGCGAGGGGCGGGAATTGAAATCATACCTGCACCGGAGCGGGCTCTGCCTGCGGCGGTTTGGTCACATAGAACCAAGCCACCTCGACGCGCCCTTCCGAGAGCTCGACGATCCGGGCCATGACCTGACGGTTGGGAATCCGGTCGTTGGCGAGATAGCGGTAAAGGCTTGCAAGCTCGGTGCCGATGTAGGCCGCGATATCGGCCTTCGTTCGTCCGGCCTTTTCGAGCTCGTCGACCCAGTCAGCGAAGGAAATCTTTGTGCTCATGGGTGACAACCATAATCACCACTCTGGTGATTTGCAAGCGAGATTTATCACCACATCGGTTCAAGACACCAATGTGGTGAAGTGGGATAACCGCGGGATGATAGAAACCGCGAAATTCCCCAATCACTTGCGCCAGTTTCGGGAGGCCGCCGGAAAGAGCCAGCCGGAGCTTGCCGAGTTGGCCGGGACCAGCACGCAGAACGTCTCGCGCATTGAACGCGGAGAGCGACAGCTCACGAAGAAATGGGCCGATATCTTTGCGCCACATCTCGGCATCGCGCCGGAGCGGCTTATCTTCGAGGACGACTCGAAAGAGCGCATGGTGCCGATTCTGGGCCTCGCCGGAGCCGGGCCCAATGGCGCTGTCCTGTTTGCCGAAGGCCAGGAAAACTTCGGTGACGTTCCGGCTCCGCCTGGCGCCGGAGAACACGTCGCAGCCTTAGAAGTCCGGGGGGACTCGATGTATGGACTCGCCAACGACGGCTGGCTGCTGTTCTATGAGGAGCGGACTGAGCCGCGCGAGGAATACATGGGCGAGCCATGTGTCTGCTGGCTCGAGGACGAGGAGCAGGTGCTGGTCAAGATTCCGGAGCCGACGCTTCATCCGGGCCTTTATAACCTGACCAGTACCAATGCGGCCACGATGCGTTCGGTCGCGGTGCGCTATATGGCGCTCGTCACGGACATACGCCCGCGGCGGGCTGCGCAGAAATTCATCAGGCGCAACCCAGCCCATCCGATGAGCGAGGTTCGCAACGGCTTGCGGCCAAGCGCACGGAAGTGAGGCGTCCGCTGCGGCCGGCGCCCTTCGCCCCCGCGACAAATCCACTGCCCTTGCCCAGCCCGGCCAAGCGCCGGGCTTTTTGTTGCCCGCGATTCCAGCCTGAGCCCTCCGTCACCTGACCGAGAGTTGGCAACGGCGCAAAGGGCGCTTGCCAGAATAATCACCACATCGGTGATTTAGTGCTTGCAAGATCACCAGATCGGTGATTATCTCTCCCCATCGAACCACGACACACCCGGTTCGGAGGGATCACATGCAGTACCCCGGCAAAGAGACGATGACGGCGGCGATGGCTAGGATAGCCGCCCTCGCCGATCGGCTCGACAACCCGAACAGCCTCACGGCCGAATACGCAGCCCGGAACATCGTCGAGGGCAAGCCGGCATTCTGGCACACCGAGGGCTACAGCAACGGGCCGGCCGGAGCGTTTCTTTCCGAGGTGAACCGGCTGGCATCGATCGAAGCTGGCGCGGTCTGTCTGCAGGGGTTCTCCCCGGCCCGTGGCTATGGATCGGTCGAATTCCTCGATCGCCTGCTGCCGCTCAACGGCGCGGCCGTGGATGACCTCGCCGGGGCCTACGCGGCTACCGGCTCCTTTCGTGACCGTTCCGAACTGATCCGGCGCACCGAACGCGCCGAAGGCAAATCCCAACTGGAGATAGCGTGATGCGCAGCTTTTACCTGGCTGTTGGCGATAACGGCTTCATCGATCGCTACGACACGCAACGGGAGGCCGTGTCCCTGCCCGGCGCCCACGAGTCCGCCAAGCACGTCTTCATCTGCATTCCCGATGCCAAGGGCGGCTTCACCGCCGACGATGTGACGGAGCGTCTCGCTGCCGCTTGGTGGCGCGATGAAGGCGATGCCAGCGACATGCGGGATGGCTCTGTCCTGCCCGACATTAAGACTGTCCCTCTCGCCTATCGGCCGATGCTCGCCGGCAAGGTCTATGACCTGTTGGAGGCATGGAAGGCCCGCGCCGAGCTCGCTGACCTCAAGGCGCAGCGCCATGTGGAGGCGGCGTAAAATGGCCGAGCTTCGCATCGCTGCAAACTGGCAGGTATCCGGCACCGGCATCTGGGGCGTCACCCCGCTCAATGTTCGTGTACGCATTGCCGAAGTGACGCTGATCGCGCCATCGAACGGCGTCAACTGGGTTGACCATGCACGTCTGATCGCGGTCGCGCCCGACATGCTTACGGTATTGCGCGAGGTCGAGGAATTCCTTGATGACCGCGCCGATGCCGACCAGCCAGCCGGCAGTGACCATCCGATCCCCAATGATGAAATGCGCATGCTCGCCGCCGTGCGGACCGTGCTTTCCAAGGTGGAGGGCTGAGCCATGGACATCCGCGTCCACGATGATCGCCTCACAGCGAAGCCGACCCGTCGCGAACTCGCCAGCATCGCGCTGATCGTGCTCATCGGTTTCATCGCCATCTATGCCGAACTGGCCTTCGTTACCGGAGGTGGCTGGTGATGGACCCGATCACTTTCCGTCCCCTTGGCGAAGTCGCCGCCTTTGTCCGCGAAAAGACTGATTTTCTCCTCGCGCTCAACCAGTGGGCCACCCGGTCGCCGGACGAATTCTCGCGTGTAGCGCCCCCTGTCGGTGCGCTCCGCATGGAGGACAGCGACGAAAACGCAATCCTCGCATCCGTCTTTCGGCAGATCGCGCTCGCCGGCTTTCCGACCCGTCGAATGGTCCTGCTGCAAACGGCCATAGCCGTCCACCAGCGTCGCTATGACATTGCATGGAACTATGTGCCCAGCAGCGCCAATCCGCACGCCGTGGCCTCCCGCGAAGGCCGTGTAGCGCTTGCTCCTTATCGGGCGATGATCGACCGGCTCCGGGACTGGAACGAAGCGATTTTCGATCAAGCCATGGGGAGCGAGCCGTGAGCCCGACCCTGCTCGTTTTCCTCATCGTCATCTGCGTTGCCTTCATCTTCATCGCCGCGAGGCTCAAGCCATGAGCGCAGCATCCCTTTCCGTGACTGGCAACGATCGTATTCAGCCGGGTGGCAATCGGTCGCCGTTTGATCTGATCGTTGAAGAAATCGACGGCCTCTACAGCGAGGCATCGAATTGGGCCGATGGCGAGCCGATTCAGAGCCAGGCGCAATGCGACGCGCTCGACAAGCTCGACAAGGACTTGCTCGCCCTGGACAAGCGCCGCGAGGAGCTTCGCGTCGAGGAAAAGCGCCCCCTCGACGATCAGATCAAGGAAATTCAGAACCGGCACAATCCGGTCAAGGACAAGATCGCCCGAGCCCGCGAGGCGCTGAACAAGCTCCGGGCCGATTGGAAAATCCGCGAGCAGCGCCGCAAGGACGCGATTGCCGCACAGGCCCGCGAGGAACAGCGCAAGCTCGAGGAACAGCGGCTCGCGGCCGCGCGGGCGGCGGCGCAAGGCGACCTCGCTGCGGCCGAACGCGCGGCAGACCTTGCGGCCGATCTGCAGGTTGCGGCCGGCGACGCCAAGCGCATGGAAAAGGCGGCGAAGGCTCCGGCCGGTCTGCGCACGGTCTATCGCGCCGAGCTGGTCGATGAGCGTGCTGCCATTGCTCACTACTGGGGCACGCGGCGACAGGACTTCATCGATCTGGTCTGCAATCTGGCGGCGGCGGATGTCCGCAATCCCGCGACGCGCCAGATCCCCGGCTTCAAGACGATTGAGGAAAGTAAGGCGCTATGAACAACATCGTCATTCAACCGCAGTATGCGGTTTCCGATATCGAGCGGATGGCCCGCGCCTTTGCGACGTCGAAGCTATTCGGCGTTCAAACCCCGGATCAGGCTTTGGCCTTGTGCCTCATAGCTCAGGCCGAAGGGCGCCACCCGGCATCGGCTGCGCAAGACTATCACATCATCCACGGCCGGCCCTCCAAGAAGGCTGACGCGATGCTTCGCGACTTCCTCGCCAATGGCGGCAAGGTCGAATGGCACTCCCTTACCGACACGGATGCGGAGGCGACATTTTCTCATCCGTCCGGCGGCACAGTGCGGATCAGTTGGGACATGCTCCGCGCCAAGAAGGCCGAGGTCTTCAACAATCCCATGTGGAACAAATATCCGCGCCAAATGCTCCGCGCCCGTGTCGTCTCGGAAGGCGTTCGGACGGTCTATCCGATGGCTACCAGCGGCATGTACGTGCCCGAGGAGGTCGAGGACTTTGAGCCTGGACAAGCCGACCCAGCACCGGCCGAAGCATCCGCCGCGCCGTCGCGCCAACCTGATCCGCGGACTATCGACGGAACGGCCACCACGGTTTCTGAGCCGGCAGCGCCGCCGCGTGGCTCCATCACGGTCAAGAGCGACCCGCAGGCGACCTATTCCCGGCTGTCCAAGGCCAATAGCACCTGCACCGACATTATCGCCTTCAACCGGCTTTGGACCCACAAGGCGACAGATCAGGCGCTCGCCAGCCTGACCGATGATTTGAAGGCGACGATCCGCAAGGAGCGCGACGAAAAGCAGGCCGAGCTTAAAGCCGCTGCGGCGCCGGCTGACGATCCGTTTCCCGGCGACCTGCCCATGAACGGGCGTGAACCTGCTGCGGCATCGGGTGACTGATGTGACCCAGCGCATCGTGGAAAACGAGTACGCCCGCAAGCTGCTGATCAGCTTCATCGAAAGCCAGGAACTTCCCTTCACGGCCAATATCTCGGCAGGCGGTCAGCGGTCTATCCGGCAAAATCGTCTCCAAAGGCTTTGGATGAATGAGATTGCCGAGCAGATGCCGGAGGAGACGGCTGAGGGCTGGCGCGGCTTCTGCAAGCTCCATTTCGGCGTACCGATCCTTCGCGATGCCGATGAGAAATTCCGGGCCGAGTACGACCGGGTGATCAAGCCGCTGCCCTACGAGCAGAAGATCGCCTGCATGATGGTGCCGATCGATCTGCCGGTAACGAGCCGGATGAATACCCGCCAGAAGACGCAGTACCTGGACGCGGTTCACCGGCATTTCGCCGAGCGCGGCGTCGCGCTGACAATCCCCGTGGATGCCGGCCTGAGCGCATTGCCGCCGGCTCCTCCCGTCGAAGTCTATGAGGAGGTTCCGTGATGGTATCGCGTTCCATTTCCCGCACCATCTTCGCCTGGCTGGCGTGGCGGGCCCGCAGGCGGCTCTATGCGGCGATCCCGAGCCTTCGCGACCTTGATGATCGGCAAGCCCGTCTTGCCCGGCAGCGTCGTCCTGTGCGCGATGTTGAGGCCGAACGTCGCCGGCTGGTGACAGCGCGCCTCGCGTTCGAATGCGGGAGGCGGTGATGGCGCAGGACACGCCAAGTCGAAAGCTTGACCAGTACGTCGTCTGTTTCCCAGACGGCATGCGCGACCGGCTCAAGGAAGCCGCCGCAGCCAACAACCGCAGCATGAACGCGGAAATCGTGGCGCGGCTCAAAAGCTCCGGCGCCGAAACCATTCGCGACCGCTTTGCCATGGCCGCGCTCACCGCCCTCTGCAGCAACGATGGCGCCCTGCACCGGTATGTCCCCGAACATATGGCCGAATGGGCCTATCAGTTCGCTGATGCCATGGTTGCCCAGCGGGAGAAGCGCTGATGGACCGTCCGATCCTTTTCAGCGGCCCGATGGTCCGCGCGCTGCTCGCTGGCACGAAGACCCAAACGCGCCGCGTCCTTAATCCGCAGCCGAATATGCTGAACGGCCGCTTGCCGCTGAACAACGGGCGCGGGTCATACTCGACCGATGGCGGCTGGACGAAATATCGCTTCGCTATCGGCGACCGGCTTTATGTCCGCGAGACGTGGCGTTGCAATGGCTGGGCGACCGATGTCGCGACCGTGATGTATCGCGCCAGCGAGGATGGCGGCTACACCGCGATGACGGAGAAATATCCCGTCGCCGGCAAGGAACCCATGCGGGTCACGGGAACCTGGCGCCCATCCATCCACATGCCCCGATGGGCCTCCCGGCTGACGCTGACCGTCACTGATGTCCGCGTCCAGCGGTTGCAGGAAACCACCGTTGAAGATGCCGTCGCAGAGGGTGCGTTATCGACGGCCGACGTCGACCAGTTCGCGCGGGTCCACGCCATCCCCCAGTATCAGGCGATATGGGACGGTCTGAATGCCGAGCGCGGCTTTGGCTGGTCGACCAATCCATGGGTCGTCGCCGTCTCGTTCACCGTCGAGCGCCACAACATCGACGCGGAGAAGCGCTGATGGCTGAGCCCGGCGTCCAGATCACCCAGCTTTTCGCCATGCAGACAAAGGCGGAATCGCTCCAGCTCTGCAAGGGGCCAGACGGCCGGTATCTCATCGTGGCCGGCGACCTCACCCAGCCAGGCGCCGGATCGTTCATCTGTGGCTCTTGGAGCCGGGGCGACCTCAAGCAACTGCGCAACGCGCTCTCACGGGAGCTTGCGAATGGCTGAAAGTCACGCCTTCGCCACGATGACATGCCGCTGCGGCCGCTCCGCATCGGCGTCGTGCCCCTCGCTTGCCGGCCTGCCCGCCGCGCTTGCGACCCTCCCCGGCTGGGGCTGGGATGAACGCGGCTTCGTCCGCTGCCCGGAGTGCAAGGGTACAGCGGCGGCTGCCGTCCCCGATGAGCAAGGGGAGCTTCTACTGTGAGCCTCCCGTTCGCCAAGCCTCCGGCCCGCATTGTTGTCGAGCGCGATGTAATCGAGGCTGTCCTGGTCGAAATCGATCACCAGCGCAAGCAGCTCCGCACCATCATCGATCTGATGGACTCCGGCCGGATCAAGCAGGCGCGTGAAGCGATCGATACTTTGCTGGCGAGGTTGTCCTGATGGGAACCAAAAATAAAAGAAAATTCCCAGTTCCGACTCCGTGCGAGGCGCCTGGCTGCACCAATCCGGCCGACCATGACGGCCGCGGAGGAAAGCTTTGCCATACTCATTACCAGAGGCTCATTCGCCGCGGAACGTTGGTTGCTTCGGTGCCGACTGATTTATCGAAGCGGCCAGAATATCGCTGCTGGGTGAATATGAAATCCCGCTGCAACAATCCGAAAGCAACAAATTTCGCGCATTACGGCGGCCGCGGCATCTCGGTCTGCGACAAATGGGCAAGGAGCTTCGAAGCCTTCTTGGCGGATGTCGGGCCTCGGCCCAGCGCAGCCCACACGCTGGACCGGATTGACGTGGACGGCAACTATGACCCCGCCAATGTCCGGTGGGCAACGCAGACGCTCCAAATGCGGAATTTGCGGACGAATAAAATCGTCGAAGCTTTCGGCGACCGCATGACGCTGGCCGAGGCTGTCGAACGATCTGGGCTGACTTACAATACCGTTCTCTACCGCATCAGACGCGGCTGGACAGTTTCTCAAGCACTGTCATTACCCCTGCAAAAGGGGGTTCGTCCGTGAGCCGTTCCGTCGATCTGTGGGTCGGGAAGTCAGATGACACGGCGGCTCCGCCTCGCGTTCGAGTTCGCGTCTTCGAGCGCTGCAATGGCCGCTGTCACCGATGCGGTCGAAAAATCCGGCCAGGCGAAAGCTGGACGCTTGAGCATCTGATCGCGCTGATAAACGGCGGCAGAAATGCCGAGGGCAACCTCTCGGTCACGTGTGACTGGTGCTTGCCGACGAAGAACGCTGAGGATGCCGCAATCAAAAAGCACGGCACCGCAGTCCGCTATCGGCATCTCGGAATCAATACCGCCAAGCACCCCATGCCGGGCTCGAAAGCCTCACCCTATCGCAAACGGATGGATGGTACCGTGGAGCGGCGCAGATGAGCACGCCAATCGTCTTTGTCGGCATCGACGCCAATAGCCGGCTGCAGGTGTTGCAGACCCCCGGCGTTCGCGTCGTCACGGTCGATGACCGGGTGGACCCGATCGTCAACATCTGGCCCGAGCCGGAGCGCGACGAATTCCCCGACATGCTGGCTCGGATCATGGGGATCCCCGTCCTATCGCCGGCCTCAGATGATCAGGTTCGCAGCGCGATCAATGCCGTGCGCCGCATTAGAGCCGGAATGACCGTGATCGCAGGGCCGGTTCGCCCGCTGCGGCTGGAGGAGTCCGCATGACAGAAGCTTATCCGCTGCAATGGCCGGCCGGGAAACCGCGTACACGCGAGCGTAAGGCCGCGCAATTCGGCAAACAGGGAGCTCGCGGCGGCAAGGTAGCCCTCACGATCGCTGACGCTATCGGTCGTCTCCAGCGCGAGATCGACGCCCTTGGGGCGCGCCAATATGTCCTGTCCAGCAATCTTGAGCTGCGTTTGGACGGAATGCCCCGCTCTAATCAAGCCGAACCACTGGATACGGGCATCGCGCTCTATTTCCAACTCTCGGGGCATCCGCATTGCATGGCGTGCGATACCTACTATCGGGCCGCAGATAACATCGCGGCCATCGCCAAGCATATTGAGGCGACGCGCGCGATTGAGCGATATGGCGTCGCTAATCTCGCAGAAATGTTCGCCGGCTTTGTATCTCTGCCGCAACCGGGATTAACGCGCCCCTGGTGGGAAGTTCTAGGCGTCTCGCAGTACGCCGCCATCGACCAAATTAATGCTGCGTACCGCGATCAAGCCAAGCGCGCCCATGTCGATGCCGGCGGCTCAGATGCTGCGATGACCGAGCTGAACGTAGCCCGCGATCAGGGCCTTAAAGCCCGGAAGGAGCAGCCATGACGATCGATACAAAGCCACTGAGCGAGAGACTGCGGACTGACGCAGAGGAAATCGCAGGCTGGGGCGCCGGAAACGAAGCGGCGACCGTGCGTGAAGCCGCCGATGCCCTCGACGCAAAGGACGCGCTGCTACGGGAGGCGCGTCAGACACTCAACAGCGTCATCGCGCTAGACGACGAGGACGCCGTCGAAGGCTCCGATCTTAGCGCCTCTTGCCAGCTCGTAGTGCGCAAGATCGACGCCGCCCTCCTTTCCAAACTCACAGAGGCCACGAAGCCATGACCCGGAAACCAGTCACTGATGCCGAACTCTCAGCGCTTTGCGACCGCGCTCTAGATCTGATCGTCGACCTCAATCATGCCGACGATCGCATCAAGAAGAACATCGGATACGCCGAGGATGTGAAGCAGCCGGCAGGCTACGCCAAGACGATCGCCGGTCTTGCCGCGGCCGCTGCTGGCCTCGCCAACGCGATGCTTATTCCGCTGGCCCACGAAGAAGACCGAGCCGCCATCATGGCTAAGCTCAAAGCTCGGGACGAGCGGCCATGACCATCCCGGAAGTCGAAGAAGCTGGCATGGGGTCGTGGACGCCAATCCTTTCCGCCGACGGGCAATACTATTGCTCCCCACGATGCGGAGGCGGCCACTTTTGCCGCAAGGAATGGTACGATTCAGCCGTGTCCAATGCTGCCAAGCTTGCCGAGGTTATGGGCGACGGCTGGACTCCGAATGTCTTTGAAAACTTGGGCTGGTACTACGATGCCAGCAATGGCATCGGCCGCATAACCACAAGCATAGATCATCGCGACGGCAGTGTAACTTACACGGCCTGGATCAACACCCCCGAGCATCAATTCATCACCCATAACCGCGACCCTCAAGAAGCGTGGGGGATGGCAGTTCAGGATGCACGAACGTTCATGGCGCGCCTTCAGGCTGATCTTGCAGACATCCTCAACGGCACCGCCCTCCGCACCCAGGAATCCTCAAATGACCAGTGAAGCTACCGTGCCGGAAGCGGCGATCCACGCAGCGCTCCGTGAATGGACGATAGGGCTCGAAGTTTCGGAGATGGACATGGACCAACTTCGTGACCCTATGCGTGCCGCCCTCACCGCCGCCCTGCCTCACCTGTCCACCGCGATACGCGATGCGGCGCTGAGGTGGCGCACCGACGTGGAGGACGGCGCTTACGGTTGTCACGTTGAGGTAGCGAGGTGGGATGAGGACGTTGGCGAATGGATCGTCGGTATTGTCCTGGCTCCTCCGGGGAAGCCGTGGACGCACTGGCGGCATCTGAGGCCGATGCCCGATGCCATCCCCGCTCCCGCCGAAGGTAACGAGGCGGAGGGGGCGAAGCCGATCGGCTACGTGAACAGCCGTGCGATCGCCGACAATCGGCATGGGGCAAGCGCCGTCATGTCGTTCACCAATGGGGCGGGCTTCGTTATCCCCGTCTATGCCGGCCCACCGCCATCCGCCGCCCTAGCACACGCACCGGGAGAGCTAGTGGAGCGCGCCCGCAAGGAGATCAAGCACTTCCTCTCAGATCGCGCGAGCGGGTACGTCAACGGCATAAGTAAAGAGCATCTGAAAAACTGGCTCGCCGCCCTCAGCCAGGAACAGCGCGGGGCGGTGGAGATTAGCGAGTGGAAATCTGCGCCAGACATTCTACTCGACGAGATCGCCGTAATCCGTGACGAATACCGCAAGCGGAAGCAAGACGCGCTCGACCAAATGGAGTGGCATGCTTCGCAGGGCGATCCAGAGGAAACCTCCGACTTTTCCACCGAAGCCGAACGTCACGGCGCGGCGCTTCTGGCTTGCAATCGCATCCTGGGGCTAGTCGAAAAATTCGAACATGTAAGAAATTCTGATGAGTTGCCGTCTACGGCCGTCGCCCCGGTTCATCAGGAGTCGGGGGAATGAGTGATCTGCCCCTTCTCCACGCGCCGTGCCCAGGCGACCTTCGGCGGCAGGACGGTATCAACGCCTACGAATGGATGAGCTTCCACCCCGATCGCGCTGCCGACCGAGATATTGCGGCTTATGTCGATGACGTGAACGATTTTGCCGCGCACTGCGCCCAAGTCGCACTCTCAGATGAGCAGCGCTCCGCGGCCGCGCAAGAAGTCGAACGCTATCGGCTGGGCTACATCAATCACCTGACAGACGTTTGGTCGGCGAGCAGCCGGTGCGCGTCGCCTATGATTACCGGCCCCGCTCGTTTCCCGGTCGAACGAAACCGCAAACACCTCGCGACGCACGAAAAACGGTCGCGCGAATTCTTCGAGTGGCGAGAGAAAGCGCGCAAAGCCGCGATCCGCAATATCGGAAAGGTTGGTCAACCTGAGCCGGAACGCGACGATCGTGCATCCGAAACCGAGGAAGTGAACGGCGTTCGGATTGTGCGCAACTATGGCCTTGATCGCGTCCAGTTGATCTTCGCTGGCAAGCCCGACGATGAGACGCGCGGGCGCCTTAAATCATCAGGTTGGCATTGGTCGCCACGGGAAAGCGCTTGGCAGCGCAAGCTTACCAACAATGCGATTTACAACGCTAAATATTGCATTACGGGAGGGTCGGCATGACCCCCACCCCATCCGATGCGCAGCCGGTGGCGCCAACGAAACCGCGATGCGCGAAGCCGGGCTGCGGGGCGCTCCACATCGTTGGGCATCCATGCACCGATTGGGATTGTCCGCAGCAATACGTCTCCGCTGCAGATTACCGTGCAGTCGAATCCGCCCTCGACGCCGAGCGCCAGAAGCGAGAGGAAGCGGAGCGGGACTTGATCGAACTCCGCAGGCAATTTTCCCCTGGAGCGCGGTTTGATCAAAACGAAGCGATTGGTCGTCTAGCGGACAAATATCTCGCCCGCGCCGAAGCCGCCGAAGCCCCCCTCACCAAAGCGATCCAAGAGCGGGATGATTACCGTCGCATGTTTGACGAATGCGCCGTTGCGCGAGACGCCTCTGGTTTCTTAGGCACAGTTCCTCAGTGCATTGAGCACTGGTCTAGGTCTTATGAAGCCGCCGAAGCCTCCCTCGCCAAAGCGAACGCACGGATAGCGGAGCTTTCGGATATAATTCGGCGCCTGTTGAGCCCCAAAGCGCCGCTTAGCGCCTCAGCGATCGAGGAAAACGGCGCCGTCATCGGACATGCCCGCGCGGCCCTCACCAATATCGAGAAGGAACGGGACGATGGGGTATAACACCGCAGTCGTGTTGCTCAACGACACCATGCACGAGGTCGAAAGCGACCCCGAGTTCGGCCGTGAGCTGGCTCAACACTGCCGCAGGGCAGAAAGTGCCGGCGGCCAATTCAACCATGGTCCGCACGGCTCCAAGGCGCTCCCTCCGGCACATTCCAGCACATTGCAGATTGTGGGCGTCGGCGGCAACACCATCCGACAACTCGGATTTGCAAGCCTTGGTGCTGACGACCTCGCCGTGGTCAAGGCCATGGCGCTCAGGCTCGGCTATAGGCTCACGCGCATCCCGGATCAAAAGGAGGCCCGCGATGACCGCTGAACCAGATCGCAGGCTGACGCTCGCCAACGACAATCTGCCGAAAGATGTAGCCGATGCCGTCGAATATCTCAGGACTGGCGGCCTCGGCGAGGTTCTGATCGGCGCGGATATTTCGATGAAGTCTGGCTTCCCCACGGTGCAAATGGACTCGGCTATGGCCGTTGCGCTGTGCCTCTTGGCTTCGGAGACGCAGCAGAAATGACTCGCGTTCCCCTCCACCTCCTTGCCATGCTCGCCATTGCTGTTGGCGTTGGTGCATGGGCGGTTGCGCACGCGCTGTTCGGAGTGTGGTGGCCGTGAGCGAAAGACCATATTCCAGCGAAGAGCTTGCCGAACATTGGGGTTGCTCGGCCCAACACATCCGCGATCTTGTCCGGTCCGGGGCCTTGCGCAGCTTCCGCGTGGGCCGTCTAATCCGCATCCCGGCCATTGCAGTTGACGAGTTCGAGAAATGCCCACCTATCGCGCCAAGCTCTACCGCGGAAAATACTACGCCGTCTGGTCCGACGAACGGGGCTCAACGCAGAGAGCGGCGCTTCATACCACGGACCGCGAGGAAGCAGAGCGCCGCTTAGTCGATTTTCGCCGGGATCAAGTCGCGCCGGTCGGCTCGACGGTAGGAGAGTACGTGCAGGCTTATCTCGACTACAAGGAAGCCCGCATTCGGGATCACGCCCGGCTTGTCGGGGCATGGGCCAATGCGAAGTCAACCTTCGGCATCTTGCGACCGGACCAGATCACGCCGGAGCTATGCGAGGAATATGCCGAGCATCGCCGCGCGCTCGGCCGCAGCGACGGCACGATCCTGAAAGAGATCAACGTCATTCGACAGGCGTTGAACTGGAACAAGGTCGCGACGGCGCGATTTGAGGCCCCCAGCGCGCCGCCGCCGCGAGATCGATACCTGACGAAGCCCGAAGCCCGGCGACTGCTCGACGCCTGCGTCCAGCCGCACGTCAGGCTCTTCGTCATGCTGGCGTTGCATACGGCCGGGCGCCGTGGTGCAGTGCTCGGGCTTACCTGGGATCGGGTCGACTTCGCGCGGGGACGCATAAACCTCACCGTGGTTGGCGAGGCGAACCGGAAGAAGCGCGCCACAGTCCCGATTTCGGATCAGCTTCGCCCAGAGCTCGAAAAAGCCAAGGAAGCAGCGCAGACGCCCTACGTCATCGAGTACGCCGGCAAGCAGGTGCTCAACGTCAAGAAGGGATTTGCGGCTGCGGCAGAGCGCGCCGGGCTCGACGACCTGACGCCGCATGATCTCCGGCACACCAGTGCGGTATGGATGGCAGAGGATGGCGTGAGCTTTGAAGAGATCGCTCAATACCTCGGTCACAGCTCGCCGAAGGTGACGTTTTCGGTGTATGCGCGCTTCAGCCCGACGCATTTGCAACGGGCCGCGAAGAGCCTGGAATTCTGATGAAAAGGTTCAATAGCACGGACGGAGCACTGTCTATGACGAACGGAAAGTGCTAGAATGGATGGTGGGTGTGACAGGGATTGAACCTGTGACCCCCGCCGTGTGAAGGCCCAAGCCCTGCGCAAAACTGGCGGTTTTCTTGGGTTTTCCGTTTACGGCAATGCCAAAATGTTTTCGTTCCGTTGCGCGCATGTTCGCCGGCATCGGAACTGATGAACCGGGGAGCACAGCCTATGACTAACCTGTCGAGCAAGCGGCCGTCTTCAGTCTATGCCATCAAGTGCGGCGATTTCATCAAGATCGGGTTCGGGGCCCGCCCCCGCGAACGGCTGGCGGCAATGAGCCTCACATGCCCCTATCCGATGGAGCTTATGGCCTCACGCGAATACCCCGATGCAAAGACTGCCTACGTTGCGGAGCGAGAAGTGCATCTCGCCTTGGCGTCTCAGCGTCATTGGGGTGAATGGTTCAAAATGACACCCGTCGATCCGATAGCATGCTTAAAGTCTCTTCATGCTGCGTGGGCCACGGCCAATGGTCGCTACCAGGTACTGGTAGATATCGATGAGCCCGAGAAGGCCCCTGATATCCCGTTCGATTTGGAAGAGCAGATTCGGCTGATCATGGCCCAAGACGATGAAGTTGCGTAGACCCGAGAGCACACCGCATGTTCTCCGCTTGTGCCGAAAGAGCCGAGGGCGAAGAGCTTCAGCGATCTTCGCGAAACCTCTCCGGATGCGGATTGATGGCGACTCCGTATCGAGCTTCAACGGGG